ACTTTAAAGAATGGAGCAACTTATTATACAAAATACGTTAGTGATACAACAATTCAACTTTATCAATCTATTTTAGATTATAGAACTGGAATCAATACGGTTGGATTTACTACCATTGGAACATCAGGTATTCAAAAATTTGTTACGGAACCAAAAAATAAATTAACTGAGATTAAAGTTATAAATGGAGGAAGTAATTATACAAATAGAAAACTTAGAGTTACTTCAAGTGGAATTTCAACTTCATCTAACATAATAAGATTTAATGGACATGGATTTAATGAAGGAGATCTAGTCGTATATTCAAGTACTCAAAATTTAATATCAGGACTGAGTACAGAAAAACAATATTATGTTATTAAAGTTGATGACAATAATTTTAGATTATCAGATGCAGGGATTGGTGGTACAGACAAGACAAATTATCTTAGAAAAAAATATGTAAAACTGGAATCTACTGGAACGGGGTATCAAATTTTTAATTATCCAGAAATATCTTTAGTTGTAGAATATAGTTCTGTAGGTCTTGGTACTACTCAATTTAGAGGAAGTATAACCGCAACTCCTGTCGTGAGAGGTAAAATCATTGACGCTTATGTGTACAATAGTGGTTCTAATTATGGATCAACCATTCTAAATTATCATAAAAAACCATCTATATCAATTAAGTCTGGAAAGGACGCTCAATTTGTTCCAATTATTGCAAATGGAAAAATTACAGACGTTTCTATTCAATATAGTGGATCTGAATATTATTCAACTCCGGAAATATTGGTTGTTGGTGATGGAAAAGGTGCTCTACTAAAACCGATTGTAACAAATAACAAAATAACAGATGTGGTTGTTATTAATTCTGGATATGGTTATTCTTCATCAAAAACTTATATTAATATAATATCATCCGGAAGTGGAGCAATATTAGATCCTCAAGTTAGATCTCTTACTGTTAATACTAACAAATTGTTTAGAGATGTTAATACTACTAGTTCGGAGACTAATGAATTATTAATTTCTTCCTATAATAATCTACAGTATGCAGTATGTGGATATTCAAATCTAATTAAAACAGAATTTAGTGATAATGGTTTAGAACACTCAAAAATAATCGGATGGGCATATGATGGAAATCCAATATATGGTGCATATGGATATTCCGATCCCAAAAACAAAAATTCTTCGATTAAAAAATTAGTACCAGGATATACTTCTAGTTTAAGTAATATTTCAAATAGACCAAGTGAATTTCCAGAAGGATTTTTTGTGGAAGATTATAAATTTACAAATTCTGGAGATCTTGACAGATACAATGGCAGATTCTGTGTTACACCAGAATTTCCAAATGGTACTTATGCTTATTTTTCTACATTTAAAATTGATCAAGATAATAACATTGTAGGTAGTTTTCCATACTTCATAGGAAATGAATATAAGTCTAAGTATATTTCAGAAAATAAATTTTTAAATCAGTCATTCGACTTTAATAATTCAAAATTAACTAGAAATACTTTTCCATATAAACTTAATGATAGATATGCTGACAATGATTTTATTACAGAATCAAATGAAATCATCAATCAGGTAACAATTGTAGAATCAGTATTGTCAGGATCGGTAAATGATTTTGAGATTATTAATGAGGGTGATAATTATAAAGTTGGGGATAATTTAGAATTTGATGATCTTGATACTGATGGTGGAGGATTGAGTGCTCAGGTTTCCGAACTAACTGGAAAAGAAATTATTAACATTAACACATCCTCAGTTTTATACAACAATGCAGTTTTTACTTGGAGTGGAAAAAATGTAGTTAATATTAAAATAGAACCCTATCATGACTTGAGTAATTTAGATTATGTTAGTGTTTCTGGACTTTCAACGTCTCTGAGTTCATTAAATGGTTTCCATAAAATAGGAGTAACTTCTTATACATCTATTCTTATTAAAGATATTCCTTCATCTGGTATCGTTACTGACATTTATGTTTCAAATATTCCTAAAAATATTTCTATAGGTAGTAGCGTTGGAATTGGTACAGAAATTTTATCAATTATTAATATATTTGAATCTAAAAATATACTTAGAGTTGGTAGAGGAATAGTTGGCGCTTCTCATACTGCAACAAGTTTAGTTTATTTTAAACCAGATACAATTACTATTGAAAATCCAGTAACTTATTTTGAATCTTTTTATAATAATACAGTATATTTTAATCCAAATCAATCTATTGGAGTTGGAACTACCCCTGGACTTGGTTTTAATGTATTGTATAATATTGGAATACAAACAAATAATACGATTTCTATACCATCTCAGACACTTTATTTGCCAAATCACCCATTTACCAATAATCAAGAAGTTACTTTGGTCAAACCAAGTTCTTCTTCAGCAATATCAGTAGCTAATACATCTGGAGGAACTCAATTTAATTTACCAATTGCCGGAAATACTCAAAAAGTTTACATTATTAAAAAATCTCAAGATCATATAGGCATAGTAACTCAAATAGGATTAACAACTACATCATCTGGACTATTTTTTATATCAAATGGTTCGAATGATTATGGATATTATCTACAATCAAATTTCAAACAAGTTAAAGGTAATATTGATAAAATTGTTTCTACAGTTTCCGTATCAACATCTCACGGATTAAAATCTGAAGATACTATAGGACTTGTTATAAATCCAAATCTATCAGTGGGTATTGGCACATCCACTAGTATTAAAGTAAAAAGAGATGCAAATACTGGATATATTTTAATTGATACAATTCAATTTAATTCAAGTGGAATTAATACAGAGACAAATACTATAACCATATCTCAGCATAATTTAAATACTGGGGATAAAGTTAAGTACTCTGCAAATACTGTTGCTAGTGGATTAACCACAGGATTTTATTATGTTTATAAAGTTGATAATGATAAAATTAAGTTATCTGAAACTTTTATAGATTCTGCGCTGACTTCACCACCAAATACAATAGATATTTTTAGTACCGGTGGATCATCTCAAAATATTTCAAAAGTAAATCCAAATATAAAAGTTACTAAAAACAACAATATTGTTTTTGATTTGAGTGATTCTTCTTTAGTTGATTATAATTTTAAACTATTTTGTGATCAAGAATTTAAGAATGAATTTGTTTCAACCGGATCAACAAATCAATTTTCACTAGTTGGTGTTGGTACCATTGGAATATCATCAACAGCATCTCTAACCTTAAATTATAGCGACAATTTACCAAATAAACTCTTTTATTCTTTGGAAAAATTTGGTGTCATTAGTGAACCAGATAAAGATACTCAAAATTATTCAGAAATTAATTTTGTAGAAAGTTTTTATAATGGATCTTACACAATTTCTGGAGTAGGAAATACAACTTTTAATGTATTTTTAAGAAATTATCCAGAAAGACTATCTTATTCTAAAGAAGAATGTGATTTATTGAAATATACCACATCTTCAACATCTACTTCTGGTGGAATTTCTAAAATTAGACTTATTTCTTCTGGAAATAACTATAAAAAACTTCCAATTTTCAAAAAAATCACCTCCTTAAATGGAACAGGTGCATATGTTATTCCAAAATCAGATACAATTGGCAAAGTTAATGAAATTAGAATTGTTAATGAAGGTTTTGAGTATTCTTCTGATAAAACTTTAAGACCACAAGCACTTGTACCTAGATTTGCATTTATAAAAAATTCAAATACAATTAACAACATTTTTGTTACTGATGGTGGAAAAAATTATATTTCCCCACCAAACTTAGTGATCATAAATTCAGAGACCCGAGAAAAAATTAATTCTGGATTATTGGTTGCAAATCTTTCATCTAATACTATTTCATCAGTATTGATAGATGTACCACCTACGGGACTTCCAGAAACAATAGTTGATGTAAAATCAATCAATAATACTAATGGAATAAAAATTCAAAATGTTAAATCATCCTTGACAGGAATTGTGACTTGCGTACTGGTAACTCCTCTTTCAGGATTTGGACAAGAACCATTTTCTATTGGAGACAAAATTTTTGTTGAAGGTATACAAATAGAGGAAGGCTCTGGTGAAGGTCTCAACTCTGAAGATTATGGATATCAATTTTTTACCGTTTCAAACTACTTGAATGCGAATACCACTACTCCAAGACAACTAGAATTTAGTGTGTCTGGTTTTACAACAAATCCCGGAATTGCTAAATCAGTAGAAAATTTTTATGGAACAATAATAAATTATAAAAATTATCCAAAATTTGAAGTTATCCAAGATTTTTCTAATTTTGTGATTGGAGAACTCTTAGAGGTTAAATATCAAAATCAATTTATTGAAGAAGATTTATTAATTACAGAATCAAATAAAAATTATATAAAGATAAAGGGTTCTTATGATCTGAGAGAAAATCAAATCATACGTGGAACTCAGTCTGGATCAATTGCAACCATTGAAAAAATTACAAAATCAAGTGGACAATTTGTTGTCAATTATTCATTGACTAAAAAGATTGGATGGCAAGACAATATTGGCAATTTAAATGATGATATTCAGGTAGTTTCGGATAATGACTATTATCAAAGACTTGCATACTCTGTGAAAAGCACCAAGGAATGGAATGAAATTGTTAGTCCTGTAAATAGTTTACTTCATCCATCTGGGCTTAAAAACTTCTCTAATACTGAAATAATTGAAACTACTGGTATTGGAACAGTTTCTTCAGAAGAATATATTTATTCTTTCTATGATATTATAAATGAAAATAGAGTAGATACAATATACAATTATGATTTAGTAAATGATATTGACACCGTTGGAAATAATTCTTTATTCTTAAAATTTAAAAATAAAAAATTGACAGATTATGTGGAATGTACCTCTAACAGGGCTTTAGAAATAGATGATATAAGTTCACAATTTTCAACCAGAGATTCATCATTGACCGCATTATCATCAAAAGTTGATGAAATAAACAAATCCAGAAAATACAATCATTACTTGGTTCAAATATCATCTGAGGATTATTCCCAAACACAATTTAATGAAATAATTGTTTTAAATGATGATTTTGAAACTTTTACCCTAGAAAAGGGATCTCTCAGCACGGGAGATTATAATCAAACCGGATATAATGCAAATCAAATTGGCGATTTATATGGATATATTGATGAATTTGGATCATGTTATCTTAAATTTGATCCAAAAGATCCTTATAATACAATTTACAATATTAAATTTGTAAATACTGCTTTTACAAATTATTTGACTGGTATAGGATCAACTTCTATAGGATTTGTATCTTTAACAGGCATAACTTCTACAGTTTCTGTAGGATCAACTGCAGTTATAGAGTCTAAAAATATTGGAAATATAGAGTCAATACATTCTCAAGTTCACATAATTGATAATGTTACCAATGAAATGAATTATGTTGAAGTTTATGTCGATCATGATGGAACCGATACGAATATTGCAGAATTTTATTTTGATAGTGATGATGGATTAAGTTCCAATTTTATAGGATCATTTGGCGCTAGTGTAAGTAACGGTGTTCTATCATTAAAATATACAAATAACACATCAAATAGTGTAACTATTAGGAGTAAAAATGTCGGATTTGGAACAACTTCAATTGGTATAGGAACATACAGATTCAAACAGTCTGGACAAATTGATGATACAGAGAATACAGTAAGATATGATTCTTTATATCAAAATGTATCTTTGGCATCTACTATTTTCTCATTTGATACAAACATATTCACTTCAGTAAAATCGGTAATAAGGGTAAGTATTGGAAAGACCAGTGCCTTACATCAATTGATGATTATTGCAAATCCAACAGAAATATACACAACACAGTATCCATTTTTATCTATTGGAAGTACCTCAGGTATTGGTACATTTGGTGGAGAATTATCTGGATCTGTAGCATCAATAAAATTCTATCCAGATCCTTCATTGACAGGAACCTTTGAGGTACTGTCTTTTAATCAAAATTTCTATAAGGAGAATGATTACATCAACACTCCTCCAGATTTAGAATACAGTAATGTATCAGAAACTATTCAAGTAAAAAAATATTATGGAATAAATCTTGATGAAATTGATAGATTAAATTTCCCCTTAAATTATAAAAATACCCCAATTTTTACAAAAACTTTCAATCCTTCAAACTCATCAATATTGAATCTATCCACAGGGGAATTTAATATTACAAATCATTTCTTTAGTACTGGTGAAGAATTGATCTATAGACCAAATTCAACATTTATTGGAGTAGCGGCTAGTTCTGTAGGAATTGGATTAACAATGAATTACGTCGGAGTGGTAACTAATATATTACCAGAAGTTGTTTATGCAATTAAAATATCCAATGATAAATTTAAACTCTCTACAAGAAAAGAATATGCCTCTGCCGGAATTTATGTCACTTTCACGTCAACCGGATCCGGTAATTCTCATGAACTTGAAATGTCGAAAAAGAATGAAAAATCAATTATTACTGTCAATAATATTATTCAGTCCCCAATCACATACTCGTTACTAGATTACACAATTAATAATGGAACTCAAATAGGTGCTTCTTCAACTATCATAGGATTGAGTGGAATATCTTCCATTTTAATTGGTGATATTTTGAAAATTGATAATGAGTATATGAAAGTAACCAATGTTGGAGTAGGAACTTCTAGATCTGGCCCAATATCATTTGGCGGAACATTCCCTCTTGTAAGTGTAACCAGAGGATTTTTTGGATCTATATCAACAACACATTCTAATTTAGGAATAGCTTCAGTATATAGAGGATCATTTAATATAGTAAAAAATGATATTTACTTTGTTGATCCTCCAGAAGGATCTTTAGAGGATCAAATTCTTTCAGATTTAGATAATTTACCAGAATCTAGAGCATATTTTAGTGGTAGAGTTTTCTTAAAATCTGATTATACTTCCAATAGAGTCTATGATGATATTTCTGAAAAATTTGATGGAAAAACTCAAACTTATACTTTGACTGTTGGCGGAGCAAATACTGTAGGATTAGGAACAAGTGGAGGAAATGGAATTGTAATTATTAATGGAATTTATCAAACACCTACAACTGCAAATAATGTCAATAATAATTTTAAAATTTTAGAAAATAATATAACAGGAATTAGCAGTATTGTCTTTTCCGGAATCACATCTTCAAATGGATCTACATATATTTCACAGTCAGATGTGAATATGAATGAACTTCCAAGAGGAGGACTGATAGTTTCATTAGGATCAACTCCAGGACTTGGATATGCACCGTTGGTTGGAGCTTCAGTAACTGCCATTGTGTCTGGTGGGTCAATTATTTCAATAGGAATTGGAACTACAGGAAATTGGGGATCAGGATATAAAAATCCAGTATCAATTGCCGTGACAGAATCTGGACATTCTGGATTATCGGCAACAATTACTGCAACTGTTGGTGCCGGAGGAACATTATCATTTACAGTAGTGAATGGTGGAAGTGGTTATACAAATCCAATAATCAATATATCTCCACCAAATTATAGCAATTTATCTGTTATTGGTGTTTCAAGATTGGGAATAGGTCAAACTACAGAATCTGGAAGTGGTCTACTATTAGATATTGAAGTTGGATCTAGTTCTACAACAGGAATAGGATCTACCTTATTTGAAGTTGTTGACTTTAAAGTTAATAGAAATGGTTATGGATTTAAAAAAGGTGACGTAGTTAAAGTAGTTGGATTAGTGACTGCATATGGACTTAATCAACCTATATCAGAATTCCAGTTAACAGTTTTAGATACATATACTGATAAATTTGCAGCATGGCAATTTGGAGAACTAGACTATATCGATTCAATCGAAAATTATCAAAATGGTAGTAGAAGAACATTCCCATTATATTATAATTCACAATTACTAAGTTTTGAAAAGAATTCAAATAACGCAGACTCTCAACTAATTGATTTCGATTCCCTGTTAGTAATTTTCATAAATGGGGTACTTCAGCAACCTGGAGTATCTTATCAATTTGAAGGTGGAACTTCTTTTACATTCACAACTGCACCAAAACCAGAAGATAATATTTCTATTTACTTCTATAGGGGTAGTTCGGTCGATAGCAAAATTGTTGATGTTAACGAAACCATCAAACCAGGAGATGATATTCAGGTTTTTAGTAATAATAATCAATTAGATACGACCGTTACACAAAATTCTAGAATATTATCATCTATAGTCTCCTCAAGTGTTATAGAAACTAATTTATACAATGGTCAAGGAATAGATGAAGAAAATAAAAAACCATTAGCATGGACTAAACAAAAGTCTGACAAATTAATTAATGGTAATTTAGTTTCCAAAGAAAGAGATTCTATAGAAACTCAAATTTATCCAACTGCAAAAATTATCAAAAATGTATCACCATCTGATACTGAAATTTTTGTAGATAATGCTCAATTTTTCAATTATGAAAATGAAGTTAGTATTAATTTTGATGCTCTTATGGTTGCAGAACCTCAAAATGTAGTTTCTGCAGGTGTTACTGCTGTTGTATCATCTTCAGGTACTATTCAATCGTTATTGATTAATAACTCTGGTAGCGGTTATAGTGGATCTACAATTTCATTAAGTATTTCTGCGCCACCAAGAATTGGAACTGGTATTGGTACAGTTGGTACTGCAACTGCATCTATTGTGAATGGATCACTTTCCACTATTACAATTACAAATCCAGGATTTGGTTATAATCAATCAAATCCACCACAAGTCCTTGTTCCTTCACCAGAACCAGTCTATGAAAATATACAGGATATAACTTCAATTCAAGGAAGTTTTGGAAATGTTGTAGGTATTGCAACAACTGTTGGAATAGGAACCAATCTTGCCATTAAATTTACACTTTCTTCTGTCACAGGTCTTCAGGTAGGTTATCCAATTTATATTTTCAATACTAAGGTTGGATCTGGAGTTACCTCTATTGTTAATTCAAATTCAAATATTGTCGGAATTGGTACTAGTTATTTGGATAATGTTTATTATATTAGTGCTGTTAGTTCTTCCGTGGGAATTATAACATGCAATATTCATTCCAATTCTTCAGTTGTAGGCATTGCAACAACAGGATCATTGTGTGGTAATTTTTCTTGGGGAAGACTTTATGGATCTATTTCTAGATCACCTTCCCCAATTTCAATTAATGTTTCTGGATTTACAGTTAACTCTGGATTATCTTCATTCCCAACAATACAACGAAGAGGATATGGATTAAGAAATATAGGATCTATCAAAAAAGCTTTATAATTTAATATAAATATAGAAAAAACAATATTCAAATGTCGGCAATTGTAACAGATCAGTTTAGAATATTAAATGCATCTAATTTCGTAGATTCTGTTAATAACTCTTCAAATTCATATTATGTTTTTGTTGGATTATCCAATCCAACAACCTCTGGATTTGGTAGAACTGCTAATTGGAATACCAATGTTCCAAATCCAGTCGATAATGTAGATTATTTAAATCATTATGAGACCACGGTTTTATTTGGTAAAAAAATTACAAGTGCAAATGTTAGAAGAGTAATTAGACGAATAAATTGGATTTCTGGTCAACAGTATGAAATGTATAGACCAGATTATAGTGTAATAAATCCTTCTCCAATTACGGGTTCACTAAGGTTATATGATGCAAATTATTATGTTATTAATTCAGACTACAGGGTTTATATCTGTATTGATAATGGATCTTCTGGAATTAAAACCACTGGAAATGCATCTCAAATAGAACCTTCATTTACAGATTTAGAACCAACCAAGTTAACAGATGGTTATACGTGGAAATATCTTTATACAATCTCGCCTAGTGATATTATAAAGTTTGACTCAATTGAATATATCACAGTACCAAATGAGTGGGAAACATCAACGGATCCTCAAATTGTTTCCGTAAGAGAAAATGGAAATTCTGATTTAAATCAAAATCAAATAAAAAAAGTTTACATACAAAATCAAGGTCTTGGATATCCAAGTGGCAGTAGATCATGTAACTTAGTTGGAGATGGAACTGATGGAACAGTTTTTGTTACCGTTGATTCTTCTTCAAAAATTACAGATGTAGTAGTTACTTCTGGGGGAAAAAATTATACCTATGCATTAGTTGACCTAGGAACTACATCAAACCCAGGAACTTATGCCGAATTGATTCCAATCATTCCTCCATCGAAAGGGCATGGATTTGACATTTACAGAGAACTTGGCGCAGATAAGATTTTAGTATATGCCAGATTTGATGACTCTAGTAGAAATTTTCCTACAGATAGTAAATTTGCTCAAGTTGGAATTTTAAAAAATCCCACCGTGTATGATTCTAGTGGAATAAACACATCCATTTATACACAGAATAGTTTTTCAGGTGTATACGCGATGAAGTTAGGCAGTATTAGTGGGTCTGAAACTCCATCAGTAGGTGATGTTATTCAACAAACACAACCAAATGGAAAAAAATCTCTTGGATATGTAGTTTCATATGATTCCGAAACTATGGTTTTAAAATATTCTAGAGATAGATCTTTGTATTATGGTGGTGGGGGTGGATCTACACATACAGATTTTCCAGGAATTACAACATTCTTTAGTTCATCAGGTTCTTTAGTTGAGTTTGTTCAATCATCTCAGGTCTCTAAAGTTAATGGAGATTGGAATGCATCCATAAGTAATTTCTCAGGAATTAGTACAACGATTTCCAACAAAATTATAAATCTTGGTGTGGAATTTACTAATGGTTTGGCAAAACCAGAAATAAATAATAGGTCTGGAGACATAATTTATGTCGATAATAGACCTCTAGTTACAAGAAACCCTAGGCAAAAAGAAGACATTAAAATTATCCTGGAATTTTAAAAAATGGCCCAAAAAACAAATCTCAATGTAAGTCCATATTTTGATGATTTTTCTCAACCTAATGATGGAGCGAGAGACAAAAACTATTACAAAGTTCTTTTTAATCCAGGAAAGCCTATACAGGCAAGAGAACTTAATACGTTACAGTCCATACTACAAAATCAAGTAGAAGTTTTTGGAAGTCATATTTTCAAAGAAGGTTCTTTAGTAATACCTGGAAATATTAATTATGATGATCAATTTAACGCTGTTAAATTAAATCCAGACCAATATGGAGTTAATATATCCCTATATCTAAAGAATTTTGTTGGTCAAAAAATAACAGGACAAATATCTGGAGTTACTGCAACTGTTCAATTAGTTGAGTTGCCAAATTCAGAAATAGAATATGCAACTCTTTATGTAAAATACATCGATTCTGATTCAAATTTTCAAATAAATCCATTTCAAAATAACGAACCATTATATGCTTCTGAAACTGTAGGAGAAATATCCGCAGGTACTCCATTTGCAACAACACTTTCTTTCGATTCAACTGCTATTGGATCCGCAGTATCTATTGGCGAGGGTGTTTACTTTATTAGAGGTACTTTTGTTAAAGTACCAAAACAAACAATAATATTGGATTATTATACAAATAAACCATCATATCGAATTGGATTAAAAGTTGATGAGCAGATCATAACTGCAAAAGATGACTCTACATTATATGACAATGCTAAAGGATTTACAAATTATGCCGCTCCTGGAGCAGATAGATTCAAAATTTCTTTAAGTCTAACAAAAAAACTTTTAAGTGATACAAATGATACCGATTTTGTTGAAATATTGAGAGTTAGTGATGGGGCAGTTAAGAAATTAGAATCCAAATCAAATTATTCAATCATTAAAGATTATATCGCACAAAGAACTTATGACGAATCCGGAAACTATGTAGTAACTCCTTTTCAGTTTTCGTTAAATAACTCTTTAAACAATAGACTTGGAAATGATGGACTATACTTTAGTGATCAAAAAACAGATCAGGGAAATACACCTTCCGATGATTTACTGTGCTTGAAGTTTTCTCCAGGTAAAGCTTATGTAAATGGATATGATATTGAAAAAAATGGAATTGAAATAATAGATCTTCCTAAACCAAGAACCACAAAAAATGTTTCTTCGGAAAATATTCCCTTTGAAATGGGTAATTTGCTTCGAGTTAACAATGTAAGTGGTTCACCAAAGCAAAAGCAGATAATTTATCTACAAAATAGAAGAAAAAATAGTACCACAGTATCTACAGGATCAACGATTGGAGTTGCTAGAGTTTATAATTTCAACTTGACTGATGCATCTTACAATAATGAATCTACAAATTGGGATTTATACTTATATGATATTCAGACATATACCGAATTAAAATTAAATCAAAGTATTTCTTCTACAGAACTTCCAACTACTTCATTTGTTAAAGGAAAAAGTAGTGGAGCTAGCGGATATGCAGTTTTTGCAGGAAATGGTACAGATACAATTAATTTGAGGCAGACTTCTGGTTCATTCTTAATTGGAGAACAAATTTCCATAAACGGATCAGAAACTTATTCGAGAACAATATCATCAATAAAATCTTATGGTATAGAAGATATTAAATCAGTTTATCAACCACAGTCAATCACCGGATTTAGCACTGCATTTGTATCAGACACTCAATTAGATCGAACACTTAGATCTGAATCAATTACAATAACAAGTGTTAGTGGCGGAATTAGCACGGCAACTATTTCATCTCCTGCAACTTTTACTGGAATTAAAACAGATAATATTATCAGATATCAAAAAGAAGGATCAACAATTGAGACTTATAATAGAGTTGTTTCCATTTCTTCTGGACTTAATTCTATGACATTAGAGGCAGTTCCATCAGTAAATGCTGTTTGTGATGGAACACTACCCTCTTCAACATTTAATGGGACATATTCTCTTGGAACTCCAAAAATTAAGAATAGTCAAAAAGGATTTCTTTATGCCGAACTTCCAAACAAAAATATTGCATCAATAGACTTAAGTTCTTCTGGAATAACATTTTCTGCTCAATCAAATACGACATTCTTACCATCATCAAATACATTAACAGTTAATGTTGGTAATTTTAATACTGGAATTAATTCATCTTTTGTAAATTTTGAGGCATTTGATGAAGAGAGATATTCTATTTTTTATAGTGATGGAAGCATTGAAAAACTAACTTCTGATAAGGTATCAATTGATAATAATTTAGATCAAGTAACTTTTTCCAACATAGAAAATAAACAAATTTCATCCATAATTGCCACTTTTGTTAAGAGTGGTATACAAAGTAAAATTAAAAAATTTATTAGATCTAAAACTCTTAATATTACATTATCCAAAGATCCTCAATCTGGAACAGGAGTTAATACTTCAATTAATGATGGGTTGCAATATAACCAGTATTATGGTTTAAGAGTTCAAGATGAAGACATTAGTTTAAATTATCCTGATGTTGCAAAGATAATAGCAATATATGAATCATTAGATACTAATGCTCCGGTCTTAGATCAATTAACTTTTAGTTCTCTTTCAAATGTAGACTCTAATTCAATAATAGGTGAAAATATTATTGGAAAAAGTAGTAATGCTGTTGCCAGAATAGTTACAAAACCATCATCAAATACTCTTGGAATTGTTTACTTGAATAGTAATAAATTTTCTCCCGGAGAAAATGTTTTATTTGAAGAATCTAATATTAATACAAATATTTCCTCAATTATTTTAGGAAATTATCGAAATATTACCTCTAAGTATATTTTAGATAAAGGTCAAAAAGAACAATACTACGACTATTCAAAAATCATTAGAAAATCTGGAGAATCATCTCCATCAAGACAACTCTTAGTCATATTTGATTACTACTCAGTATCTAATGATGATACTGGTGATGCTTTTACAGTAAATAGTTATGATAGTGATAGATTTTCATCTGATATTCCAACTCTAGGAATAAACCAAGTAAGATCTTCGGATACATTAGATTTTAGACCAAGAGTATCTAATTTTACCGGATCATCCTCATCTCCATTTGATTTTTCATCAAGATCTTTTAACAATGAACCTAAACTCATTTTATCCCCAAATGAAGGTTCTTTGGTAAAATATGATTTTTACTTAGGAAGAATTGATAAACTTTACTTGGATAGATTTGGGAACTTTACTATTGTCAACGGGACTCCCTCAGTAAATCCAAAAGAACCAAATACTTCAGAAAACTTGATGCAAATTGCAACTATAGAGTTGCCACCTTATCTTTATAATCCAAAGGATGTAAAAATATCTTTAATTGATAACAGAAGATATACAATGCGTGATATTGGAAAAATAGAAGATAGAGTTGAAAACTTAGAAAGAGTAACATCTCTTTCTTTGCTTGAACTTAATACACAAACTTTACAGATTCAAGATGCTCAAGGACTTAATAGATTTAAAACTGGATTCTTTGTTGACGATTTTAAAAATAATGAATTAATTGATTCTAATTTATCTAAGATTAAAGTTGATAGTGGAAATGGTGAACTTACGACAGAAATTTCTAGAAATAGTATTAACCTAAAACCAGTTTCTTCAGAGAATATTAGCAATGAATCTATTGATTTAAGTACTAATTTTACTTTGTATGATTCAAATACTCAAAAAACTGGTGATTTGATTACTTTAAAATATAGTGAGGTAGATTGGATTGAGCAATCACTAGCCACAAAAACTGAAAATGTAAATCCATTTAACGTTATTGTATATGAAGGCACCATAACTTTAAATCCAGATACAGACACTTGGGTAAGAACTATACAATTACAAGATATTAATCTTAACGTATCATCTTCACGAATTCTTAGAGGTAGAAGTGGAAGAAGAACAAGAGTTGTTGGAACTGAAGTTTCAGTTGACACTAGAGAATCAACATTAACTAGTGGCGTAGAAATATACATGAGATCCAGAAATACTGGATTCACTGCAGTTAATCTAAAACCACTAACCAGATTTTATCAATTCCTAGATGGTAATAGTGCTGTAGATTTTATTCCAAAACTTGTTGAAATTGCAAATGATTCTAGTTTAGAAAATTATGGATCCACTTCATCTACATTCCAAGTTGGAGAGACTGTTATTGGATCTTTCAATGGATCTAATTTAATTAGTTTTAGAGTCGCATCTTCAAATCACAAAGAAGGATTATTTAATAGTCCCTCCAGTAAATATACAATCAATCCATATGTACCTTCAGAAAATATACCAGATACTTATAGTTTATCGTCAAAAATCTTAAACATTGATATAGAATCTCTTTGTTTAGAGGTACAAGGACTTTATTCTGGATACTTAACTATTGGAATGAAACTCGTCGGACAAACAAGTGGTGCTATTGCTTATGTTAAAGACTTAAAATTAATTAGTGATAATTTCGGATTTTTAGCAGGTTCATTCTTCTTGAAAGATCCAAATACTAATCCACCACCATTGGTTAGAATAGAAACAGGATCTAAAGTATATAAATTAACATCTAGTCAATCAAATGAAACTCCACTTCCAGGAAATAAATTAATTTCTTCCGGAGAATCTGTTTACGAATCAAGTGGAACCTGGGAAGAAAGACAAAGAACTATCACAACAACTACAACATCTCTTATTAGAAGAAGGAGAAGAAGAAGAGATCCTTTAGCACAATCATTTACTGTTGGTGGAGGAATTGAAACTTTAGTTGATATTGCACCAAATGATGATCAAAATGGAGTTTTCTTAACTGCCGTAGATCTGTTTTTTGCATCTAAAGATTCAAATAATGCACCTCTAACTGTAGAGGTAAGAACAGTAGAATTAGGAACACCTACCGATATTGTTTTAGGAAATCCGAAAATTTTAAGACCAAGTGATATTCAAACATCTACAGATGCATCAATTGCAACTCATGTAACTTTTGATTATCCAATTTATCTTGATCCAGATTCTGAATATGCAATAGTTCTTCTTGCTCCTCAATCTGATCAATATGAAGTTTGGATAGCTGAAATGGGAGAAAAAACTATCGAAACTTCTAATCTTCCCGACTCTCAATCAATCAGATATACTAAACAGTTTGCTATTGGTAGTTTGTTTAAATCTCAAAATGGAACTATTTGGACGGCGAATCAATATCAAGATTTAAAATTTAAATTATATAAAGCGAATTTCACCTCAACTTCCGGTAGTGTACTTTTCCATAATCCATCACTAAATCAAAGTAACAGTTACATTCCAACATTAAGTCCTAATCCAATTACAATTTTACCAAGAAAAGTAAATATTGGAGTTACTACAATAACTGATTCTACTACAATAGGTATACTAACAACTGGAAGAAAAATTTCAGTTCAGTCCGCAACATATAATTATGGTTATATTGAAAATGTTGGTTCAGCAGTTAATTCTGTCGGTATTACAACTGGAGGAGTTAATTATAGTAGTACTAATAATGTTGATACTTTCAATATAAGTGGAAGAGGAATAGGATTGAAACTAAACATAACTGCCACTTCAGGAAGAATCACTTCGGTTTCAATCGCAAGTTCAGGAAATGGTTATAGTGTTGGTGATGTTGTTGGCATTGTAACATCATCTATTACTCCAAGTAGTGGAAATAATGCAATTATCACAATTACTTCTGTGGATTCTGGAATTGATACCTTATACTTAACGAATGTCCAAGGAAATTCTTTCAATACCGGTATTGCCTCACTATCTTATTATAATATTTCAGGAAACTTAGTGGCACTTGGATCTACTACTATTACATCATCTACACCTGTAGGTGGAGTGTATAATGGTAATTTCTTGAAAGTTAATCATTATGATCATGGAATGTATTCATCCTTGAATAAGATTGCTTTATTTAATGTTGAAAGTGATGTATCTCCATCAACATTGACTGCACCACTATTGTCTACTGATGTACTGATCAGTGTTGCATCAACAGTAAATTTTGGCACTTTTGAGGGTAAACCTGTAAATGGAACAAATCCTGGATATGTTAAAATTGAAAATGAAATTATTAGATATGAAAGTATTGGAGCAAATACTTTAAATACAATTACAAGAGGAGTGGACTCCACTAAAATAGTGGATCATGATTTAAATGTTCCAATTCACAAATATGAACTAGGTGGAGTTTCACTAAGAAGAATAAACAAAACACATACAATTAGTTCGAATCAAATAGATATTGATAGTTACTATATTGAATTTGACAGATCATCGAACGGAGTGAATAGAACGGTAGATAATACTCCATCACAATTTCCACAATTATCATTTAACAATGAATCATCATGTGGTGGAAATACAGTTCAAGCATCGGAAAATATTCAGTTTAATTCCGTTTTTCCACAAGTTTCATTAATAAATCCAGGATCTTTGACTTCTGTATCAGGACAAATTAGAACTGTAAGTGGAACTAGTGTAAGTGGAAATGAAGCATCATTTATTGATCAAGGGTATGAAAGTGTGGAACTCGGAGTAGAAAATAAACTTTTATCTACAAGAATAGTTTGCTCTGAAGTAAATGAACAAGAATATTTGTCTTCTATTTTAAGAAATAAATCATTTACTTTAAAACTTGACTTATCTACACAAGATTCTAATATTTCTCCAATGATTTTTTGGAAAAATTCTTCTGTTGAGTTATTAAGCAATAGATTGAATAAACCAATTCAAAATTATATCAGCGATAATAGGGTTAATAGTTTGTATGATGATCCCCATGCTGCGATTTATGTATCTAATACAGTTAGACTTGCTCAGGCAGCAACTGCTCTTAAAGTGATTGTAAGTGCCTACAGGCATTCATCTGCGGACTTTAGAGTTTTATACAGTCTAATTAGACCAGATTCTAGTGAAGTTGAACCAGTTTTTGAATTATTCCCAGGTTATCAGAATCTAACAGTTGATAATAATCAGGATAATTATCTTGATGTAATAGATACATCAAAAAATAGTGGATTACCTGATACTTTTGTACCATCAAGTTTAGATGGTGAATTTTTAGAATATGAATTTTCTGCTAACAATCTTGGAAGTTTTGTTGGTTACACTATTAAAATAGTTATGTCAGGTACAAATCAAGCATATGCACCAAGATTTAAAGATTTAAGGAGCATTGCACTAGCATGATGATACCAGTAGAAGGGCATCCAAATTTATATCGAGATGAAAATTCTGGTGCTATAATTAACTATGATACTCATTCGTATAATCAGTATATTAACATTAGAAAAAATAAGGAGAATCAACAACAGGAAATCATTGAAATTAAAAATGATATAAATGAAATTAAGTCTATTTTAAAGGAGTTATTGAATGGACGCAAATGAAATTAAACTCGAAACAATTGATAAAATGTTCGAGTATGAAAAATATTCAAGGTTTATTAATGATTTAAATTATGAAGATCTTAAAAAATTTTCAAAATTATATTGTAAATTGTATTTAAAGCAACAGGAAGTAATTTCTACTCTAAGTAATACAAATATATTTGATATTAAAATATAAATACATCAGTAGTAATCAGTGTTTAAATGGCATCCGTATATGTCAATAATTTAGTTATAAATTCTGGAAGCAATTTTAATCAAGGTTTTGATCTTGAAGGATCTTTCACTAATTCTTCTCTTGATTTGACGGGATATAGTGTTTCGGCACAAATGAGAAAGTGGTCTGGAAGTTCCACTGCCATAAATTTTAACACAGAAATTGGGTCTCCTCCTACCAGTGGAAAAATTATTTTAAGTTTAAATTCTCAACAAACATCTGCAATAAAACCGGGAAGATATGTTTATGATGTTGTAGTTACAGATAGTTTTGGGGTTAAAACTAGAGTTTTAGAAGGCATGGTGCTTGTAAGAGAAGGAGTTACTAGATAATGGCAGATATTAAAGTTAGAGTAGGGCAGCAAAATTCTCTCAAAGTTGTTTCTGCTATTTCTGGAATTGCAGATAAAACCATACTATCTCAAAATGTTATTGGTGGAATAGCTTCAGTTTCTCAATTAAATGTTTCTGGAGTATCGACTTTTGTAGGGGTAAGTACATTTAAAGATGATGTTTATATTGATGGATCTTTAAATATTTCCGGAATACTTACCGTAAATCAATCCATATATTATCCTCCAGGTAATCCATATGGAATTGCTTATTTTGATCCAAGTGATCAATTAGTTTCTACGGGATCAACTTCTTCATCAATTTCAGAATCAAATTACATACTTTCAACAAATAATTCGGGCATTCCAACCTGGACAAATACAATAGATGGAGGGTTTTATTAATGGCTAAACCTACAACCAGGCAAGAACTAATAGACTATTGTTTAAGAAAACTGGGAGCACCCGTTTTAGAAATTAATTTGGCGGATGATCAAATAGATGATTTGGTTGATGATGCTTTACAATATTTTCATGAAAGACACTTTGATGGTGTCGAAAGAATGTATTTGAAGTATAAAATTACAGAGGAAGATATCAATAGAGGTAAGGCAAAAGGAACTGACGGAGTAGGTATTGTTACAACAACTGCTTCATCAAACATAAGTGGAATTGGAACAACTACGTTCAATTTTTACGAAACTTCTAATTACATACAAATTCCAGATTCTATAATTGGAATCGAAAAAATATTTAAATTTGATACTAGTTCAATTTCTTCGGGAATGTGGAGTATTAAATATCAACTTTTTTTAAATGACTTATATTATTTCAATTCAATTGACCTTTTACAATATTCGATGGTAAAAACATACCTTGAGGATATTGACTTCTTATTATCCACAGATAAGCAGGTTAGATTTAATAAAAGGCAAAATAGATTATATTTAGATATTGACTGGGGATCAAGTGTAAGAAAAGATACTTTTATAGTTATTGATTGTTATAGAATTTTAGATCCAAATAATTTTAATGAAGTTTATAATGATACTTTTTTGAAAAAGTATTTAACTGCTCTCATGAAAAAGCAATGGGGACAAAATTTAATCAAGTTCAGGGGAGTTAAATTGGCAGGTGGAATAGAATTAAATGGTAGAGAAATTTATGAAGATGGTGAAAAAGAACTAGAAGATTTAAAACAGAGAATGTCCTCGGAATACGAACTTCCTCCTTACGACTTTATTGGATAATGGCACTAAATCCTTTTTTTCTACAAGGTTCTGCAAACGAACAAAGACTTATTCAAGAACTAATTAATGAGCAGTTGAAAATTTATGGCGTTGAAGTGATATACATTCCAAGAAAATTTGTCAGAAAAGAAACAATTTTAAAGGAAATTTCATCATCAAAGTTTGATGATAACTATGCCATAGAAGCTTATATTAATAATTATGACGGATATACTGGACAAGGAGATATATTAACAAAATTTGGAGTTAATTTAAAAGATGAACTCAGTTTAGTTATATCAAGAGAACGTTTTGAAGATTTCATTTCACCATTTTTGGATGAAACATCTAGTGAAATAGAACTTTCAACTAGACCCAGGGAAGGAGATTTAATTTATTTCCCATTAGGTCAAAGATTATTTGAAGTTAAATTTGTAGAGCACGAGAATCCATTTTATCAATTAGGAAAACTATATGTTTATGAATTAAAGTGCGAATTATTTGAATATGAAGATGAAGTTATTGATACTTCGATTGAAGAAATAGACACTCAAATACAAGAAGAAGGACATATTGCAACTTTAAATTTAATTGCTATTGGATCAACGGCAACCGCAACAGCAACTATTGGTACTGGATATGTTAGAAAGATATATCTAAATGATGATGGATATGGATATACATCTTCCCCTGTAGTTTCTATATCAACAGCACCACCTGGCGGAATAAATGCTTCTGCAGTAGCAATTACAACATCTACATCTTCGGGTGTTGTAAGGTCAGTTAAAGAAATTCTTCTCATAAATGCGGGATCAGGATATACTGTGGCACCAAAGATAACTATAACCGGTGGAGGGGGTGCTGGTGCTGCTGCAACATGTTCAATCGAAACTGTAAACAACGGAATTATAAGTTTTAGTGTTACTAATGGTGGACAAGGATACAGAACAAAACCAACAATAACAATTAATGGACTTGTCGGAGCAGGGCAAACTGCTGTTGGCGTAGCTTCCTTATCAACCAATAATCAAGTTGCCTCTATCAGAATTTCTAATCCTGGTGTTGGATATACTGAACCACCATCGATTGTAATTGCCCCACCATCTATAATTTCAGGAATAGGAACTTTTATATTTAATGAGGTAGTTATAGGTTCTACATCAGGAACTCAAGCTAGAGTTAAATCTTGGGATCAAGATACAAAAACTTTAAAAGTCTCATTTATTAACTCTGGAGGTAATGGTCAAGGATTTTATCCTGGAGAAATAATTACAGGAACTGCTTCTTCTTCTGTATATGCAATATCTTTATACGATAAATGGAATAATTATGATAAATATAATGAAAACAAAACAATTCAAGAAGAAGGTAGTCAAATTTTGGATATTTCAGAACCATCACCATTTGGATTTTACTGATGTTAGGAACTTATTTTTATCACGAAATTATTCGAAAAGTTGTAATTGGATTTGGTACTTTGTTTAATGACATAGGTATTAGACATAAAGACTCTTCTGGAGATGTCATAAGTCAAATTCAAGTTCCCATTAGATATGGACCAGTTCAAAAATTTCTAGCAAGAATAGAACAACAACCCGAACTAAACAAGGCAATTTCAATAACTTTACCAAGGATGTCATATGAAATGACATCAATACAATATGATTCTAGCAGAAAGTCTAATATAACACAATCATTTAAATCTTCTGATGGGACTAATTTAAAAAAAGTTTATCTACCTGTCCCTTACAATATTGGATTTCAATTAAATTTAATGTCAAAACTTCAGGATGATGCTCTTCAAGTTGTTGAACAAGTACTACCCTTTTTTCAACCATCTTTCAATTTAACAATTGATTTAGTTGATTCTATAGGAGAAAAAAGAGACATACCAATCGTATTAGATAGTATTAATTTTACCGATGATTATGAGGGTGATTTTTCTACTAGAAGAATTTTAATCTATACATTTAACTTTACGGCAAAAACATATCTGTTTGGTCCCATTGCAGATAGTACAGATGGACTTATTAAGAAAGTTCAGGTTGATCTATATAATGGCACTGACATTCAAACTACCAAGAGAGAAATGAGATATACCGTAACTCCGGATCCTATAGATGCTGGACCAGATGATGATTTTGGATTTAATGAAATTTGGGAGGTTTTTTCAGATTCAAGATCATATAGTCCTACACAACAACTGGACACATGATGAGATGGTAAATGAATAATATTAATCAAGAGTTAGCAACTGATCTAGATGTTAATGCCATTGTTCAGATAGAAGACTCAAAGGACATATCTACAATAAAAGTTAATGATATAAAGAAAGATTATGAATATACTAGAGCAAATTTGTATTCTTTAATTGAAAAAGGGCAGCAGGCAATTAATGGAATTATGGAACTTGCTGAAGATAGTGACTCTCCGAGAGCATATGAGGTTGCCGGACAATTAATTAAAAGTGTTGGTGATGTTACCGATAAACTTATAGATCTTCAGAAAAAACTAAAAGAAGTTGAAGAAGAATCAACAAAAACAACAAACAATGTTACAAACAATGCTGTTTTTGTTGGGTCAACTTCCGATCTTTCTAAATTATTAAAACAAGGTTTTCTAAATAATAAAGAGTAATTACCTAGTTTTGTGCATAAAATTAAATCTCATAAAACAGTTGAGCAAATTGCAAAGAAGCATCGCCTTGATGTCTCTTTTATAAGTAATCAACTTCGTATGGGAATTCCTATAGAATATGAGCACACTAGAGATAAAGATCTTGCAACTGATATTGCCTTGCAACATCTTGAAGAAATTCCTGACTATTATACTCGCCTTAAAAAAATGGAGTCTTCTGCAAAAAAACAACATAAAAAGTTTAAAGATGTAAAAGAAGAAATTGATTTATTAGATGAAGGCAGGAGAGATAACAAAAAGTCTGGAGATCCTGGATATTCTCTTCGTGATTGGTTTAAGGGTGGTGGGTGGATACAAGTATCTGGAAAGTACAAGGGTAAACCATGCGCCAAACAACCAGGACAAAAAACAAAACCATTTTGTCGTGATGCCGATGATGCTGCGGCAATGAGTACATCAGAAAAAAAGAGAAGAACAGCAAAAAAACGTAAAGAAGATCCAAACCCTAACAGAAAAGGTAAAGCAAAAATGGTCAGAGAAAATTTTTTACAAGAAAAGAAAGATGCTTGTTATCACAAAGTAAAATCAAGATATAAAGTTTGGCCAAGCGCATATGCATCTGGGGCACTTGTTAAATGTCGTAATGTTGGATCGAAAAATTGGGGAACTAAATCTGAGGGAGTAGAAATGATGAGATACTGTCCAAAATGTAAAAAAAATGAAACAAGGAGTGAATGTAAATACGGACCAAAATTCTGGGATATGTATTCTTTACCATCCATGCTAGGTAAAGACTACACTCCAAATACTCCACATCCTGGTAATTTTCCAGAATCTTATGACCATGAACATTCAATGGCCCGTTCAGAACTTTCGACGATTGTATCGGCAGCAAAAAGACTTCGTAAAAAGATGAAGGGTGAGGGTAATATTGAAGCATGGGTTCAGTCAAAAATTACAAAAGCAGCAGATTACTTAGACGCTGCTGCAGACTATGTAGATAGTGGGGAACATAAAGTTAATGAGTCTTCAAGTGTAGATTTTAAAAATTTAACAATTCGCGGCGGAAAGTCACCATTTAAAAGTCCAATACTTCCCGGAGAAAGGCGAGAAATTCCAAAGTTACAAGAACCAAATCTTAATATTCCAGGATCTGAAAATTTATTGAAACAGGCAACAAAAAATAAAAATAAAACAGTGCAAGTTGCACATTATGAACCAGAAGGTGAAATGATTGATGAAAAGTGTTGGCCTGGTTACAAGAAAAAAGGTATGAAAACAATGTTTGGAAAGAGATATCCAAACTGCGTTAAGAATGAAGAATATTCAAACTGGAGAAAGGAACTTTTCGAACAAAAAAATTATGTAATGCCACAGGCAAGTAAACCTGGAGCATATGCAGGAGGAGATAAGACACGTTCATACAGAGTCGGTGACACTATTCCAGTAAGTGCAACAAAACCAAGACCTAAACCTAATATAGACTATAAACCTAATATGAACAATAATATTAGAAACGCAGGAGAAAAATATGGTAAAGAGGCATTTAAAGAAGATTGGCAAAAAATAAATCGTAAAGATAAAACTGATGGTTTAAGTCAAGCAGCAGTTAATGCATATCGCCGCGAAAATCCTGGATCTAAACTTAAAACTGCAGTAACAGAAAAAAATCCAAAGGGAAAAAGAGCAGGAAGAAGAAAAAGATTTTGCAATCGTATGTCAGGAATGAGGTCAAAATTAACTTCGGCAAAAACTGCAAGAGATCCTAATAGTGATATTAACAAGGCACTGCGCCGCTGGAGGTGCAGATAATGAAATCTTTTAAAGAATTTTTATCAGAAAGTATCAATATTGCCGGAGATTTCAATGGAAATCTTTACATGAATGCTCCACAACCTGAACAAGCAAACGAATCTTTTCTTGCCGATATAGTTTGGCAGGGGAGATTATATCGTATGGAAGTTGAAGGTAAAATGATGAACAAAAATGAATTAGCAGAGCAATTACAGAGTGAGTATCCTGGAGCAATTGTTCATAATATTTACCCAGTAACATCGAATTCAGTAAAAATTAAAAACGCACAAAGATATAGACCAGAAAGTTTAACCTGGAGCGATTGATTAATGGCACAATGGAATAAATCTATACAAGATTATTTAAATCAAGAAAGAACACTTCATGAGGTTTATATTCGTGCTGATGAATATGGAAACATACTAAACGAAAGTGCTTGTTCTAAATCTGCATTTGGAGAAAATCTTGCTATCCAATTAACACCAAAAGTTCAGGGTGACGCAGTTTATGGATTGAATCCAAGAGAGTTTGAGACTTACATATATAGTGCTAGTGGAATTGCCACAGACAATAACTGTCGATTTGTTGTAAGTGCTGGTTCAGATGCAAACTCATACGGGGTGATCAGAAGTACAAACTTCCTTCGATATCGTCCGGGACAAGGTGCTGTTGCTAGATTTACTGCATCATTTTCTAATAATCCGGTAGGATTTACTCAAAGAGTGGGATTGTTCAACCAAGAAAATGGTATTCAAGTTGGATATGCTCATACAAATGGAAAGTTTGGAGTACTTCGTGCTAATGGTGGAAAGGCACATATTCATGGATTTGACTTTACTACTTTAGCAGATGGAAATGTAACTGTTACTTTAAATGGAACTACATTTTCTGCAGTAACCTTAAATTCAGGATCACTTGCGGGTAACTTATCTCAACTAGTGCAAGGATTACGAGGACAAACACTTTTTAATGCACTATATATTGCAGAATATGACCAGAGTAGACTGAGAGTTTTAGCAACATCTCTTGGAAATCAAACTGGAACATTCAATATCACAAGCACTGCTACTATTACATTTACAAACTCTCACCTCCAACAAGGAGCACCACAAATAGAAAAATGGACATTTCAAGAAGATTTTAATCTTGATAAACTTGATGGTACTGGTACGTCTGGGGTTGTCATAGATCCATCAAAGTTAAATGTATATCAAATTAACTTCCGTTGGTTGGGTGTTGGTGAAATTAGATATGCTATGGAGAACCCTCACAATGGGGATATGTTCTTTTTCCATCATGAACATTATACAAATAAAAACGAAACTCCTCACTTAGATAATCCATCAATGAAAATTGGATATGTCGCAGCAAATTTGAATAATGGAGTTGGAGTTGTTACTTGTAGAGGTGCATCTTTTCTTGGTGCGATTGAAGGGATTGTTGAAAGAACTCGTCTCCCATTTTCAGTGACAGCAACCAGGACAGATTCTATGAACGTTCCTGGTTCTTTATATCATCTTGTTTCTCTTAAGAATAAACTTGTTTATCAAAATAAAATTAATACCAGAGATCTTATTATATCAAGACTTACTGGATCAGTAAATACTACCGGTAATCCTGCAATTATTAGTTTGTATTATAATCCAACACTTGCAAACTACTTAAGATGGATCACGCAAACAGACTTTAATGCATCGTTATATGCAACACAAGATAGCACTGGTGCATTTACATTAATTCCACAATCAATACCTGCTATCGCAGCTTTCCATGTATCCAATGGAGATACGATTGATGTTAATTTAATTGATATGGGCATAAATATTCCACCAAACAGTTTTTTAAGTGCGGTAATTACATCTACGTCTAATATTACTGCTGCTAGTGCTTCATTCGTTTATGTAGAAGATTAAAGGAGTTTTGTTATGTCTGATAATATCTATCTTGGTAATCCCAATCTAAAAAAAGCAAATACTCAAATTGAGTTCACTGAAGATCAAATTATTGAGTTCTTAAAGTGTAAAGAAGATCCTGTTTATTTTGCCAAGAACTATATTAAAATTGTATCTCTTGATCATGGATTAGTTCCATTTGATATGTATCCTTTTCAGGAAAAATTGATTCAAAATTTCCATGATAATAGATTTAACATTTGTAAAATGCCCAGACAAACGGGTAAGTCTACAACAGTTGTTTCTTATCTTTTACATTATGCAGTTTTTAATGACAATGTAAATATCGCTATTCTTGCAAACAAGGCATCAACTGCAAGAGATCTTTTGGGTAGATTACAACTTGCCTATGAAAATCTACCAAAGTGGATGCAACAAGGTATCATTTCTTGGAATAAAGGATCTTTAGAACTAGAGAATGGATCTAAAATATCATCAAACTCTACTTCATCATCTGCAGTTCGTGGTGGATCTTATAATGTTATCTTTCTTGATGAATTTGCGTTTATTCCAAATCATATTGCAGACGACTTTTTTGCATCAGTTTATCCAACAATTTCCTCTGGTCAAAGTACAAAGGTAATTATTGTATCTACACCTCGCGGTATGAACCATTTTTACCGCATGTGGCATGATGCAGAACGTGGAAAGAATGAGTATATACCAACAGATGTTCATTGGTCTGAAGTTCCTGGTAGAGATGAAAAATGGAAAGAACAGACGATTGCAAATACATCTGAACAGCAGTTCAAAGTTGAATTTGAATGTGAATTTTTAGGATCAGTTAATACATTAATCAATCCGGCAAAACTTAAAAATTTTGTTTACGATGATCCTATAAAAAGAAATGCCGGACTAGATGTTTATGAAAATTCAAAGAAGGAAAACAATTATCTCATTACTGTTGATGTTGCTCGTGGAATTGGAAATGACTATTCTGCATTCATTGTTTTTGATATCACCAATTTCCCCTATAAAGTCGTAGCAAAATATAGAAATAATGAAATAAAACCTATGCTATTTCCGAGCATAATTAATGAAGTTGCAAAGGGATATAATAATTCTTGGATTCTAATAGAGGTAAATGATATCGGAGATCAAGTCGCAAATATTTTACATTTTGATCTCGAATATGATAACATTTTAATGTGCTCCATGCGTGGAAGAGCTGGACAAATTGTGGGATCTGGATTTAGTGGTAAAAAATCCCAATTGGGTGTTCGGATGACTGCCGCAGTTAAAAAATTAGGATGTTCTAATTTGAAAACTTTAATGGAGGATGATAAATTAATAACAAATGATTATGACATTATTTCAGAACTGACGACATTTGCACAAAAACATAATTCATTTGAAGCAGAAGAAGGATGCAATGATGACTTGGCCATGTGCCTGGTAATTTTTTCTTGGTTAGTCGCTCAGGACTATTTTAAAGAAATGACGGACAATGATGTTCGTAAAAGAATTTATGAAGAGCAAAAAAATCAAATTGAGCAGGATATGTCTCCATTTGGATTTATTTCTGATGGTTTAGAAGATCTTAATGTAATCATCGATAATGATAGCGGAGATAGATGGATTTTTGCAGACTCAAAAAATCAGAACAATCCATTAGAAGTATGGAATATTGATGAATATGGTGATAGATCTTATATGTGGGAATATCGATAGATTAAAGGCAGTAAATTTATAAATACTTTTAGAATAATTCTGGACTTGTAGGAGAATAAAGATGCCGCTAAATTTAGCATCTCCTGGGATTGTAGTTAGAGAAATTGACTTAACAATAGGAAGAGCAAACCCATCATCAAATAAAGTTGCAGCTATTGTTGCACCTTTTGCCAAAGGCCCTATTAATGTACCCACACTTGTAGAAAATGAGAATGATCTATTAGTTAATTTTGGAGAACCTTATGCAGTAGATAAACATTATGAACATTGGTTAACAGCATCTTCGTATCTTTCATATGGAGGTTCTCTTAGAGTTGTCAGAGCTAATGATAGTGATTTAAGAAATGCTTTTGTTGGAACTGCTTCTAGTGTAAAAATTGATAGTTTAGATCACTATAATGCTTTAGGATATGATGAAAATACCCTTGCAGATGTTACTGTTGCTGCAAGAAACCCTGGTTCTTGGGCAAATGGTATCAAAGTTGCCATTATTGACGGAAAAGCAGATCAAATTTTAGTTGGAGTAAGTACATCTAGCGTTGCAGTAGGTTGTGGAATAACTCAAGCAATTAGTTCTGTTCTTCCCGGAACTGGATCAACTTCAGTTCTTGACGGATATTTAAAAGGTATTGTTACGGGAATAGGTGCAAGTAGACTAGAGGTGAAAGTTTTAAGTCATGTTTCTTCTGGAAATACAGAAACCACTGTAGATTATCAACCTTCCGGTGTTTGGGCATTCTCCGCAACATCGCTCAATGTTTCTACTTCAGTTGGTTCAACACCAGGAACTGCAGTTACAGCAACATCAGTTCTAGATTGGTTTGATCAACAAACCATTGGAATTACCACATTATCAACAATTCCATGGAATACGATTGCACCAAGACCAGGAACAACTGCTTATGCAGATGCTAGAAATTCAAGATTTGATGAGGTTCATGTAGTAGTCATTGATACTTTAGGGTCCGTGACTGGAAATGCAGGAACAATTCTTGAGAAGCATTTAGGACTTTCAAAAGGATCTGATGCAGAATTTTCTGTTGGTTCTCCATCATACTGGAGAAAATATATTGCAAATAATTCCGATTATATTTTTGCATTAAATCAACCAACTGGAATTGTTACTACAGGTTATAGTTCTGGATTTACTCTAGTATCAGATGATGATTGGAATCAAGATACTGATGGAATTATTTTCGGAGCAATTGGATCTAATGAAGATAGTTTGTCAAGAGGAAAAGATTATGGTGGAGGATCCGATATTACCGCAAGTGGATCTTTAACAGCACCTTTATCTACTCTTTCTAGTGGATATACTTTATTTGAAGCCGATTCAACAGAATCTACTGATAATGATAATTATAAGATTGATTTTCTATTAATGGGTTCCGCCGGATATGATATTACCACTGCACAAGCACTGGCAAATAAAATTATTTCTGTTGCAGAAATAAGAAAGGACGCAGTTGCGTTTATTTCACCATATCGGGGAGCAATTTTAACCGATACATCTAGTCAAACTGCAACCGCAATAAATTCTTCGGCAGATATTACTGAGAATTTAATAAGATTCTATTCACCAGTTGCATCATCTTCTTATGCAGTCTTTGATAGTGGTTACAAGTATACCTATGATAGATTCTCAAATACCTTTAGATATATTCCTCTAAATGGAGACATTGCAGGAATATGTGCAAGAAATGATATTAATAACTTCCCATGGTATTCTCCTGCAGGAACATCTAGAGGTGCAATTCTAAACGCAGTTAAACTTCCATATAATCCAACAAAAGTTCAAAGAGATAGACTTTATTCCAATAGAATTAATCCAATAATCTTTTCTCCAGGATCTGGTATAGTCTTATTTGGAGATAGGACTGGATATGCAAAATCTTCTGCATTTGATCGTATCAACGTTAGAAGACTCTTCATTTATCTTGAAGATGCAATTTCAAGAGCAGCAAAAGATGTATTGTTTGAGTTTAACGATGAAGTTACTAGAACAAATTTTGTCAACACCATAGAACCATTTTTACGTGATGTGCAGGCAAAAAGAGGTATTTTTGATTATGTTGTTGTTTGCGATGAAACAAATAATACCGCTGCAGTAATAGACAACAATGAGTTTATTGCTGATATATACATCAAACCGACCAGATCAATTAACTTTATTGGTCTTAATTTTATTGCCACTAAAACTGGCGTTTCTTTTGAAGAAGTAATCGGAAACTTTTAATTAATTCAGAGGTTTAAAAAACTATGGCAACCAGAAATCAATTAAATCCACCTCCATTAAGGAAGATTACGGATTTCAAAAGTAAGTTAACAGGTGGCGGTGCAAGAAGTAATCTTTTTGAAGTCGTTCTCTCTTTCCCAGATATTGCTCCGGCAAGTCCAAATGTTTTAGATAAGGCAAGATTTTTAGTTAAGGGAGCAAATTTACCTGCTTCGCAGGTAGCTCCTCTTGATGTTCCTTTTAGAGGAAGAACTCTAAAAGTTGCCGGAGATAGATCATTTGAAAGTTGGACTGTAACGGTTATCAACGATACTGACTTTAGCATTCGTTCTGCATTTGAGAATTGGATGAATAAAATCAATCGTCTTTCTGACAATACTGGTGTAACAAATCCAAACTTGTATACTGCGGATGCTTTTGTCTATCAACTTGACCGTGATGGATCTACTTTAAGAGCATATCATTTTTATGATATTTTTCCAACTTCTGTTGGAGCAATTCAACTTGATTATGGAACTTCTACCATTGAAGAATTCCCAGTTGAATTCCAGATTCTCTGGTGGGAAGCTGTTAAAGGTAATTCTCCATCTGCTGGTGGAGATAATATCAACTAAATAGATCATACGGTTAATTTAAGTTTATAAAATGGCAAAACTTTTTGGTTTTTCAATTGAGGATAATAATACAAAACCCAAATCTGTAGTTTCCCCCGTTCCTCCAAATAATGAGGACGGGGTTGATTATTTTATTCAATCTGGATTTTATGGACAATATGTAGATATCGAAGGGGTATATCGAACAGAATATGATTTGATTCGTAGATATCGTGAAATGGCCCTTCATCCTGAATGTGATGGTGCAATTGAAAGTGTTGTAAACGAAGCTATAGTTAGTGATCTTTATGATTCTCCTGTTGAAATTGAACTTTCAAATTTAAATGCAAGTGACAGACTAAAGGAAATTATAAGAACAGAATTTAAATCCATCAAAGAGATGATGGATTTTGACAAAAAATGCCACGAAATTTTTAGAAATTGGTACATTGATGGAAGATTATTTTATCTAAAAGTCATAGATCAAAAAAAACCTGATAATGGGATTCAAGAGTTGAGATACATTGATCCTATGAAAATAAAACATGTTCGTCAGGAAAAGAAACCTCAAGGATCAAACATTAATCCAACAAGAAATTTAAATTTAGTTTCTTTGGATAATGAATATCAGGGATTTCCTGAAATTGAAGAATATTTCATATACACTCCTACACCAAATTTTCCATCAGGGACAATAAGTGGTGGGTCAAAAAAAGGAATTAAAATAGCAAAGGATTCTATTACATATTGTACTTCTGGACTAGTTGATAGAAACAAAGGGACAATTCTTTCATATCTTCATAAAGCAATTAAGTCTCTTAATCAACTTAGAATGATTGAAGATTCCTTAGTAATCTACAGATTATCTAGAGCACCTGAACGTAGAATTTTTTATATTGATGTTGGAAACTTGCCAAAGGTTAAGGCAGAACAATATCTTAAAGAAGTAATGAGTCGATATCGTAATAAGTTAGTTTATGATGCCAATACCGGAGAAGTTCGTGATGATCGAAAGTTCATGAGTATGCTAGAAGATTTTTGGCTTCCAAGAAGAGAGGGTGGTAGAGGAACTGAAATTACCACTCTTCCAGGTGGTCAAAATCTTGGAGAACTTACTGATATTGAATATTTTCAGAAAAAATTATATAGATCTCTTGGAATACCAGAAACAAGAATTGCCGGTGGTGGTGATGGGTTTAATCTTGGAAGATCATCAGAAATTCTTCGTGATGAATTGATGTTTTCTAAATTTGTTGGACGTTTGAGAAAAAGATTTTCAAATTTGTTTAATGATATACTTCGCACACAACTTCTTTTAAAAAATGTAGTTTCCCCAGAAGACTGGGATAAAATGAGTGATCATATTCAATACGATTTCTTATATGATAATCATTTTGCCGAACTTAAAGAAGCTGAGTTATTGACAAATAGACTAACTCTTGCAACTACAATCGAACCTTTTATTGGAAAATATTATTCAACCGAATACGTTCGTAAAAAAATTCTTCGTCAAACTGATTCTGAAATTATTGAAATTGATCTTCAAATAGAAGATGAAATATCAAAAGGTATCTTGCCAGATCCAAATGCCCAAGTAGATGAGAATGGAAATCCAATTCCAGTTGAAGGACAAGACATTGAACAGGGTATGAATGGAGAAGTTCCGATAGAACAATCAATAGACACTTCATCCATGGAAATTCCTGAACCAAAAGGCGGGAAGATATAAATAATTTCATAATTATAACACAGTTTTTATGGAAGAAGTTATCGACTTGATTGCAACTGATGGTTCTCCATCAGATATATCTGACAAGATTAAAGAGTTACTATATTCTAAATCTGCAGAAAAAATAGATTCTGTTCGCCCTGAAGTTGCATCACTGATGTTTGGTGATGATGATACATCTGGAGATCAAGAATAATGGCAATAAAAATAGTACAAAAAGTAGGAAGAATTTCTCCTACAGTTTCTGTAGCTGCAACAAGCAATCCAATTGCTTTAAAAAGTGGATATATTAGAGTTGCAACTGGTTTGACTGGCGTTTATATCGAAAGCGGTGAAAATCCAATAGTTAGCACTGATTCTTTTTATATTTCACCTTATGGTAATGAAGTAATAAAGGAGAGACTGGCAAAACAAAAAATTGTAGGAATAACCACAGGTTCTTCCACTGTAGTGACTTTTGCCGCAAATTCAGGAAATCCTTTTGTAGTTGGGGATTATGTAACGATTGAAAATGCTCAACCTGTAGGAATTAATACTGTTCATAGAGAAGTTATAGCAACTACAGATTCTTCCGTAACTATTTTAGCAAATACTGCATCTATCGTTGGAGTAATTACTACAACGAATGCCATTTTGTCTAGAAGTGTAAAGATTGCAGCTCTTGCAGATGGTGCGGCAGCAAATGTAAGTATTACAGAAATTGTTCAATTAGTTTCCGAGTAAAAATGAAACTCATCACAGAAGAAGCACAAAAAGTTAAGTTCATTATCGAAGGCAAAGGTAATGATAAAAAAATGTTTATTGAAGGTATCTTCCTTCAAGGAAATATTTGCAATCGTAATGGAAGAATGTATCCAATGGAAACTCTTTCACGCGAAGTTCGCAGATATACCGAGTCTTTCGTTAATAAAGGACGTGCATTGGGAGAACTTGGACATCCTGATGGACCAACGGTAAATCTTGATCGCGTTTCCCATAAAATTGTATCTCTTACTTGTGAAGGATCTAATTTTAGAGGTAAGGCACAACTGCTTGAAACCCCAATGGGTAAGATTGCAAAATCTCTTATTTCTGAGGGAGTAACTCTTGGTGTTTCTTCCCGTGGTGTTGGTTCACTTAGAATGACTAACGAAGGTCATAAAATTGTTGGTGAAGATTTCATGCTTGCAACTGCCGCTGATATTGTTGCAGATCCTTCTGCACCTGATGCTTTTGTCCAAGGAATCATGGAAGGAAAAGAATGGGTTTGGGAAGGAGGAATTCTTCGTGAAAAACTTGCAGAGTCAACAAGGCATAAAATTAATACCTTAGTTGACCAGAAAAGACTTGAAGAACATAAATTAAATCTTTTTAATGAATTTCTTTTAAATCTTTAAATTATAAATAAATATAGATTATAACACAAACAATCTAAAATGTCCGTTGGTAGAAATTTACAAGAAATGGAAAACGTAGTAACCAAAGGGGCTGCACCTGCCGATCCAATGAAGTCAATTGCACAAAATGCATCTGGAGTAATGATTCCAGGACAAACTGGTGCATGGGAAGATTTGGGTGGTCCTACCCCAGAAAATTATCGCCCAGATGATAATTCTGCAACACTCAAAACACCAGGAGCAACTCTTGCTCAGGTAAGAGACGTTGTAAATGCCAAGGCAGCAGCAGCAGAAGCTCCTCATACTTCCGCAACTCCTGCTCCAACTCCAGGACAAGGAGTAAAGGAAGAAAACGAAGAAGATGAAGATCTTGTTGATGAAGAAGAATATGATGAAGATGAAGAAGTAGTTGCAGAAGCTGCCGACGAAGATGAGGAAGATGAAGATGAGGAAGATGAAGATGAAGATAAAGTAGAAGAAGAGTTTGATATTGAAGAAGATGTCAATGCTCTTCTTGAAGGAGAAGATCTTTCTGAAGAGTTCCAAGAAAAAGCACGTACAATTTTTGAAGCGGCAATTCGTTCAAAGGTTGCCGACATTAAAGAAGAACTTCAAGAAACTTATGAAAATGCTCTTATTGAAGAAGTTCAGTTTATTAAGGAAGAACTTACAGAAAGACTTGATTCCTATCTTGAATATGTTGCCGATGAGTGGATTCAAGAAAATGCACTCGCAATCGAGCACGGTCTCAAGACCGAAATGACTGAATCATTCCTCCAAGGAATGAAGAGTCTTTTTGAAGATCATTATGTAACAATCCCTGAAGATAGATATGATGTAATCGAGAGTATGGTAGATAAACTTGATGAAATGGAAGAAAAACTCAACGAGCAAATCGAAAGAAATGTTGCTCTTAATAGAAGATTAGCAGAGTCGGTTGCTGATGTAATTTTTGCAGATGTCGCTGAGGGTCTTGCACTTTCTCAGAAAGACAAACTCGCTTCTCTTGCCGAAAATGTTGAGTTTGATAGTGAAGAAAACTATCGTGAGAAACTAGTAACCCTGAGGGAATCATATTTCCCATCAACCACTGGTACTCAAAGAGATGACTCTGAAAACTTGTCAGAAGGTTTTTCATATGATGGTCAAACATCATCTGAAGTTTCTCCAATAATGGAAGCATACCTTCAAACTCTCAGTAGAGTCGCTAAAAAGTGATTTTTAGATTATACAGTCAAACTAAAACTTTTTAAAAAGAGGTAAAATCAAATGCAGATGTACAACGCTGAATATCTGCAGGAGAAGTGGGCACCAATCCTTGATTATCAAGGAATGGATCCGATCAAAGATTCACATCGTAGATCTGTGACCGCTATCCTGCTAGAAAACCAAGAAAGAGAACTTCATGAAGAGCGTTCATTCCTTTATGAAGCTCCAACTCAGTCTTTTGCCGGTGCCGGACTTCAAGGTGGTTATACCGGTAGTGGTGCAGGTACAGGTACTCCTGCCGCAGGTTTCGACCCCGTACTGATCTCATTGATCCGTCGTTCGATGCCTAATCTGATCGCTTATGATCTTTGTGGCGTTCAACCAATGAACGGTCCTACTGGACTTATTTTTGCAATGCGTTCCCGCTACAACAGTCAAACTGGTACTGAAACCTTCTACAATGAAGTAGATACTACTTTCTCTGCTCAGAACAAAGGTCGCAATCTTACCAACGGTTTTGTTAATGGTACAGTTGGTTTAGGTACCACTAATAGTAGCGGACAAGGAACCAATCCATCAATTCTCGATGCTACCACAGGAAACCAACTCCAGTACACAACTGGCGAAGGTATGTCAACTAGCGAGTCTGAGGCATTGGGTGATGGTGGTACTAGCACCTACTTTAACGAGATGGCTTTCTCAATCGAGAAACTCACCGTTACCGCTAAGTCACGCGCACTGAAAGCTGAGTACTCACTCGAACTCGCACAAGACCTGAAGGCAATTCATGGTCTGAATGCTGAAGCGGAACTCGCAAACATTCTCTCAACTGAGATTCTTGCCGAGATCAACCGCGAAATCATTCGTACCATCTATAAGGTTGCAGTTCCTGGCGCTCAGGTTAATACTGCCACTGCTGGTACTTTCGACCTTGATGTTGACTCCAATGGTCGTTGGTCAGTTGAGAAGTTCAAGGGTCTGATTTTCCAAATCGAGCGTGATGCCAACGCTATTGCACAGCAAACTCGTAGAGGAAAGGGTAATATGATCCTTTGTTCTGCTGATGTTGCTTCTGCACTCACAATGGCAGGCGTTCTGGATTATACCCCAGCACTCAATGCAAACCTTCAAGTTGATGATACTGGTAATACTTTTGCCGGTGTTCTTCAGGGTAAGTATCGTGTTTATATCGATCCTTATTCTGCCAACGTTGCTGCTAATCAGTTCTATGTTGTAGGTTATAAGGGTGCATCTCCTTATGATGCAGGTCTATTCTATTGTCCTTATGTTCCTCTCCAAATGGTTCGTGCCGTTGGTGAGCAGAGCTTCCAACCAAAAATTGGATTCAAGACTCGTTATGGAGTCGTTGCGAATCCATTTGCTAAGGGTGGTACTGAAGCTACTGCACCTGATAACATTACCACAAACTCTAACGTTTATTACAGAAGAGTTAAGGTTGCAAATCTTATGTGAGTTAATTCACATTTACTCAAGAGGGTTCTTCGGAACCCTCTTTTTTTATCTAAATAAAAATAAAAAGATGAAAAGTTTTCAACAATTTCAAGAAGATCTTTCTAGAAATACAGTTCCTTTAGGTAAAAAGGAACAAGGAAATTTAAATCGTGCCAGACGTGGACAAATTGGACCAAGATCTACAGGTGTTCCACATCTTTCAATTAAATTAGTTCCTACAAATATACCAATGAAATAATAATGGCAAATCCACTTGCAAATCAAATTTCAAATCGTAATTTTTTATCTCCGGTTGGATTTAAATTAACAATTGCAAAAGAACCAAAAGTAGCATTTTTTTGTAATTCGGCAAAAATTCCAGATATTACTTTAGGTACGGAACCTCAAGATACTTATTTAAAGAGACTAGATGTACCCGGAAATATTATTACTTATGGAGACTTAGTAATTAGATTTTTAGTTGATGAAGATCTTGTTAATTACATGTGTGTCCATAATTGGATTACTGGACTAGGATTTCCAGAAACCGCCCAACAGTATAAAGATTTAATTACTAATGATGATGGATTATTAGATCCGAAGCAAGCATTTAGTGATGGTAGTCTTTATATTTTAAACAGTGATTATAATACGAACATAATTGTAAAATTTAAAGATTTGTTTCCAGTATCATTAACACCACTAGATTTTGATGCCACAAAAAATGATATTGAATACTTTACAGCAGAGGTGGCTTTCAAGTATACTGTCTATAATATTTTAGATAAAAACAATAAACCCTTATGAATCTTGAAGAAATACAGGAGATGTGGCAGAGAGATTCTGTTATGGATCCTGATAATTTACATGATGAATCTTTAAAAATTCCTCAACTTCATTCAAAGTATTATACCATTTACAATACTATCACTCTACTGAGAGAAAAGGCAAGAGAAACTTTTAATAAAGTACGTTTAGAACGCTACAATTACTACACAGGAAAGGCGCCAGCAGAAGTTTATGTGGAAGAACCATTTCCATATAAAGTTCGTGATAAAGAGGCATTACAGAGGCATATGGACGCAGATGAAAGATTGAATAAAATTGACCTCAAGATTCGATACTACGATATCATGCTTAAGTTTCTTGAGGAAATCATAAAGATGATTTCTAATCGCACATACCAAATTAAGAATAGTGTAGAATTTATGAAATTTACTGCCGGTTATAATTAATGGGATAAATATTCATAACTGATATGTTATGAATGTCCCATTTGATTATTTCAAAAAAGAATGAGGTGTTCCTTCAAGTAAAAGCAGAACCTCATGTCTATTATGAACTCTCAGACCAATTCACATTTGATGTCCCAAATGCAAAATTTGCTCCGGCATATAAGAACAAATGGTGGGACGGAAAAATTCGTTTATTTAATACCCAAACTGGAGAAATATACATTGGGTTATTAGATAAAATTGTTCGTTTTTGTGAAAACCACAATTATACATACGAATTTAAAAATAATAAATTTTATGGACTTCCTTTTGAGGTAAATGAACGCATCTCAAAAGAAGGTGTAAAAGATTATATGAATTCTATATGCAAGTATGCTCCCCGTGAGTACCAAGTTGAGGGAGTATACGACGCTTTAAGACATAATCGCAAATTATTGATATCTCCAACTGCTTCTGGAAAGTCGTTGATGATATACTCAATTGTGAGATATTACGTTGAGAAAGGACAAAATATTCTGATAGTCGTCCCGACGACATCCCTTGTAGAACAGATGTATAAAGACTTTGCAGATTATGGGTGGGACGTGGGTTCATATTGCCACAAAATATACGCTGGAAAAGAAAGAGAAACAGACTCTCAGGTGATTATCACTACCTGGCAGTCCATCTACAAACTTCCCCGTCAATACTTCTCAAGATTCAATGTGGTCGTTGGAGATGAAGCACACCAGTTTAAATCAAAGTCATTAGTATCTATAATGACAAAACTTTCTGATGCAAAATATCGTTTTGGATTTACCGGAACATTAGATGGATCTCAAACACACAAATGGGTTTTGGAAGGTTTGTTTGGACCATCTTATAAAATTATTCGCACTGATGAGTTAATGCAAAAAGGTCATGTTGCAACCTTAGATATTAATATTCTTCTACTCAAACATTCACCTAATCGATTCGAAACTTTTGAGGATGAGGTTCAATATATTATTCGTCATGAAAGACGCAATAAATTTATAAAAAATCTTGCACTCGATCTTAAAGGAAATACTTTAATTCTCTTTTCAAGAGTTGAAGATCATGGACAACCTTTATATGAACTAATAAATAGTAGCAAGTTTGATAATCGTCAGGTGTTTTTTGTTCATGGTGGAGTGAGTACCGAAGACAGAGAAAATGTAAGAGCAATCACTGAAAATGAAGAGAATGCAATCATTGTGGCTTCATATGGTACTTTTAGTACGGGAATTAACATTAAAAATTTACATAATGTTATTTTTGCTTCACCTTCAAAATCTAAAATTCGTAATCTCCAATCAATTGGAAGAGTTTTAAGAAAAGGAAACAACAAAACAAAAGCAATTTTATATGATATTGCCGATGACATTAGTTATAAATCAAGAAAAAATTATACTTTAAATCATCTAATTGAACGCATTAAAATATATAATGAAGAAAACTTTAATTACGATATTGTAAATATACCTTTTAAAGACTGATGGGAGAAGAGTTTTACGCAATTATTAAACTAGTATCAGGAGAAGAAATTCTATCATTAATTATGATAGATGATAATGATAATGATCCAATCATAGTACTTCAAAATCCTGTGACAATGAAAATGCAACAAAATCAACATGGAACTTTTCTAAAAGTAAAACCATGGATTGAAATGTCTGATGATGATTTTTTTATTATTAGACCTGATAAAGTTATTACAATGACTGAAACTAATGATAATAAATTAATTGATATCTACAACAAATATATTACTGATGATGAAACTTTAGATGAACATAATTCATCAGGACAAGTAAAACCATCATCTAAGATGGGATATATTTCTTCTGTAGAAGATGCTCGTAAAAGACTTGAAGATTTATTTAAAGGCCTTAAAGAAAGCTAGATTCTCATCTTCATCGGTAACAAACCTAGTCTACTTAGTTTTTAGTGTCTTGTCAAGCCCTTTATTTCTGTGCTATAATAAAGAAAAATTCAATAGATGAAACCAATGTTATGCCAAAAAAGAAAACAGAACATTATGTAAATAATAAAGAACTATTGGAAGCTCTTATAGTCTATAGATCTAAAGTAGAATCCGATTTTTCTAAAAGAAATTCAAGACTTCCAACCAGGGAAGATAGAGCAAAACATTGGGATGGAAAACCACCAATTCCAAATTATTTGGGAGAGTGTTTTTTAAAGATTGCAACACACCTTTCTTATAAACCAAATTTTGTAAATTATATGTTTCGTGAGGATATGATTTCTGATGGAATAGAAAATTGTGTTCAGTATATTCATAATTTTGATCCAGAAAAATCAAATAATCCTTTCGCATATTTTACTCAAATTATTCATTATGCTTTTTTGAGGAGAATTCAAAAGGAAAAAAAGCAATTAGATATTAAAACAAAAATTATTGAAAAAACTGGATATTCTGAAGTTATGATGATTGATGATAGTTTGCTTTCTGGACATAGTTCGGAGTATAATTCCATTAAAGACAATATTTCTTATCGTAATAATCGATGACAAAAATTGCCTGCATAACTGACACGCACTGGTCGGCAAAAAAATCTTCAAGACATCTACATGATTATTTTGAACTCTTTTATAAGAATATATTTTTTCCAAGTTTAAAAAAGCATGGAATTACTACGGTTATTCATATGGGAGATGCATTTGATAATCGTAAAAGTATAGATTTTTGGGGACTGGAATGGACTAGAAGAGTTGTATTAGAACCTCTTAGGGAATATGAAACTCATATGATTGTGGGAAATCATGATATTTTCTTTCGCAATTCTACAGAGGTTAATTCCCCAAAACTTTTGCTAAAGGACTATCCAAATATTAAAGTTTATAATTCTCCACAAACTGTCAATATTGGAAATTTAGATATTATGATGGTTCCTTGGATATGTGATAATAATTATGATGAAACTATGAAACACATTCAAAAAACCAAAGCAAGAGTTGCATTTGGTCATTTAGAATTTCAAGGATTTCGAGTTAATCGAAACATGATTATGGAAAATCATGGATTGGATTCTAAAATTTTTGATAAATTTGCAAAAGTTTTTTCCGGACATTATCATACTCGTTCTGATAATGGAAAAATCTTTTATCTTGGTAATCCTTATGAAATGTATTGGACTGATGTGAATGATACTAGAGGATTCCATATTTTTGATACGGAAACTCTTGATCATACTCCAATTAATAATCCTTATAAATTATTTCATAACATTTATTATGAAGATACTCCGTATCAATTATTTGATGCCACAGAATATGAAAGTAAAATTGTTAAAGTTATTGTTCGTAAAAAAACAAAACCTAAACATTTTGAAAAGTTTATTGATAAACTTTATTCGGTGGGAGTTCAAGATCTTAAAATCATAGAAAATTTTAATATTCAAGAAAATGAGAATTTTGAAATTGATGAGGATGAAAATACATTGTCAATTTTGAATAGGTATATTGATGAATCAGAATTTGAATATGATAAAACAACTATCAAAGATATCTTTCAAAATATCTATAAACAAGCTTGCGAAGTAGAATAAAATGTTTCTTCTTACTCTTAAAGGTAGAAAAGATGATGGGGCATATGCAGTTCAGGATCAATATGGGCATAAGGTTTTATTTTTATTTGAAGAGGAAGATGATGCCGTTAGATATGCTCTTCAATTAGAAGATCAAGAAGAAACTGAAATGGAAGTTGTTGAAGTTGATGAAGAACTTGCCATAAAAACATGTAAATTGTACAATTATAAGTATACTGTTATAACTCCTGAAGACATTGTAATTCCACCTAAAAATGTTAGTATTTCATAATGAAGAGTATCGACAAAAAATGAGTGAAGCAGCAAAAAATAGAAAGAAAAAAAAAGTTGACAACAATTAGTTTTACTGATATGATGTCCTTATTAAATTTTGATTCTTGTGATTACATTTAAGAAAATCCGTTATAAGAATTTTTTAAGTTCTGGCAATCAATTTACAGAAATTGATTTTTTTTCTAATAAAACAAATTTAATTATTGGGACTAATGGTGCTGGAAAATCGACACTTTTAGATGCCCTAACTTTTGCTCTATTCAACAAGGCATTTAGGAAAATTAATAAAAATCAACTTATTAATGCAACTAATGAAAAAGATTGCGTGGTGGAAATCGAGTTTTCCATCAACAGTAGAGAGTATCTTGTTCGTCGTGGAATTAAACCGAATATATTCGACATCGAAGTTAATGGTTCTCCGTTACATAAAGAGGCGGATGATCGTGCCAATCAAAGGATCCTTGAGGAAAATATTCTCAAGGTAAATTATAAGTCTTTTACTCAAATCGTAATCCTTGGCAGTAGCACGTTTGTTCCTTTTATGCAACTCACAACTGCAAATCGTCGTGAAGTGATTGAGGATCTTCTGGATATTCGCATCTTCTCTGCGATGAATAATCTCATCAAGGATCGCATTCGCACTCAGAAGGAGCAGATCAAATCTCTTGAGTTGCGTAAAGAGAATATCAAAGATAAAATGAAGATGCAGCAAAACTTCATCGAAGAACTGGAGAACCGTGGAAATGCCAATATCAAAACCAATAAACGGAAAATTTCCGATTTAGATAAGGAAATTGAACTTTATATGACTGAGAATGCAAAGACAGAGGAACAGGTCTTTGCCTACACTAAAGATCAGGAAGAGGTTGTTGGTGCTGATGACAAGTTAGTAAAACTCAACAATCTGAAGGGTAAATTATCTCAGAAAGTATCAGTCATTACCAAAGAGCATAAGTTCTTTAATGAAAATACGGTTTGTCCCACTTGCACTCAGACTATTGAAGAAGAGTTTCGGTTAAATAGAATAGCAGACGCTCAAAATAAAGCAAAGGAACTCCAGAAAGGTTTTCAGGAACTTGAGGAGACTATAAAGTTAGAACAAGAACGAGAGCGTCAATTTCTAGTTCTATCCAAGGAGATTACGAAACTCAACCATGAGATTTCTCAAAACAATACTCGGATTTCCCTCAACCAGAGACAAATACGAGAACTTGAACACGAAATTCAAACTATTACCGAACAACTTGAAAATCGAAATACTGAACATGAGAAGTTAGAAGAATTTAAAGAAAATCTCCAAAAAACATTAGAAGACCTTTCAAAGAAAAAAGAAGAAATCGTTTATTACGATTTTGCCTATTCCTTACTCAAGGATGATGGCGTAAAAACAAAGATTATTAAGAAGTATCTTCCGTTCATAAATCAGCAGGTCAATCGTTATCTTCAGATGATGGATTTCTATATTAATTTTGAATTGGATTCTGAATTTAATGAAAGAGTTAAATCTCCTATTCACGAAGACTTCTCATATTCTTCCTTTTCTGAAGGTGAGAAGGCACGTATAGACCTTGCTTTGCTTTTTTCCTGGCGTGAAGTAGCAAGAGTCAAAAACTCCGTAAATTGTAATATCCTCATATTTGATGAAGTTTTTGATGGGTCACTTGATGGATTTGGTGCAGATGAATTCTTGAAAATTATTAGATATGTCGTTAAAGATACTAATGTATTTGTAATTTCTCATAAATCGGATCTTCAAGATAAATTTGATCGCACAATTAAATTTGAAAAGAAAAGTGGATTTTCATATAAGACCGAGGCATAGGACACTTTCTAAACCGGACCCCCTTGACTTCTGTCAACATAGATAGTAGTGTGTCCTCACAAGCACAAGACTAATGCAAGTACCAAATCGCTATCACCATTCTAAGAAAGAGCAGAAGCGGAAACTCAAACCGCAAGCACTCCGACAAGCAAAGGCACGTCGCCAAGCACTCAAGAAGCGTCTCCGTGCTGGAGACGCTTTTTTTCATAAATAACTAAAAACTTTTATTCTAATGAGAGATCAAGAATTTACAGACCTGCAAGAAGCTTATGCTAGAATATGGGAATATCAAGGTGAGTTAGTTTCGGAGGAAAGACCCGCAAGAAGAAAACCATCAGAAAGTTATGACAAAGTGAAAAAAGAAATTGATGCAAAAAATAAAACTGAACGTGGTATTACTGGTGGTAGGGTACCTAAACCACTTACTGCTAAACAACAACATGAACTTGAAAAGAGAAGAAGAAAAGAAGAGCAAAAAAGAAAAGGAGAAGTGCCGGGTGGAGATTTTACACAATATAGAATGACCGGAAGTAGAGGACATGGTTCTGAATATTCAGTCAATTCTGGTAACCCTAGAATTTCTTATAGACATAATGAAGAATATTTAATTGATTATCTTTTGGGTGAAGGTTTTGCCTTTAATGAAAAATCAGCACAGGCAATCTACAGTGCAATGAGTGAAGAATGGAAGCAGAGTATTGCTGAAGAAATTGGAATTGTTGGTCCGCCAAAAAAGGGAATTGATAAAATTCCAGGAGTTCGTGGGTTGAGAATTGCTGCATCAAACGCTGTTAAAGCATCCGATTATCCTGCAGGGCAAAATGTTCCTATGGCAGGTAAGCATGTAATTCCAACAGAACGTTCTACCCCAGCAGTTGCTAAAAGTAGACCATATACTAGATCTGAAATAAATCAAGGTGCTCTATCTGGAGTAACTGGTAATAGAGCAGTTGGATTTAAAGATATTAGTGGAGATTGAGGGACACTTCCAAAACTGGCACACTAGAGGGTTTCACCACCCTCTTTTTTTGTATGATACTCTCATACGCAATAAACCAATGTCCGTCAATCACGAAATCAAATCTCAACTCGCCAAACTCCTTGCCACCGAAGATCTTGTGGTTGAGCACAAGAAAGTAGACACTGCTCAGTTCAATGTTCACACCCGCGTGCTTACTCTTCCCATGTGGGAGAAGGCAAGCAACACTGTTTATGATCTTCTGGTTGGACATGAAGTAGGTCATGCACTTTATACACCTGACGTGGATTGGTTGAAGGATCGTAAGATTCCTCCACAGTTTGTCAATGTTGTGGAGGATGCCCGTATTGAGAAACTGATGAAGCGGCGTTATGCTGGTCTTGCCAAGACCTTCTATGCTGGTTATAAGGAATTGTCTGATCAGGATTTCTTCTCTCTAGAAGATGATGATCTGAGTACCTATAATCTTGCCGATCGTGCAAATCTGTGGTTCAAGATTGGCAATTTCATCAACGTTCCGATTTTGAATGGTGAGGAAACTGAAATCATCAATATGATTGCCGATAGTCAAACTTTTGATGATGTTCTGGATGCTGCTGAAGCACTTTATAAGTACTGCAAGCAATCCAAAAAACAAAAAAATATTAATGATCTTCAGGGTGATCAACCTCAGGATTATAATCCTAACCCTAACAACTCTGCCTCTGATTTTTCTGATCAGGAAGAGGGCGAGAATAATGTAGATGAGTCTAATGAATCTTTTGAAGATTCTGATGTAGATGAGTCTAATGAATCTTTTGAAGATTCTGATGTAGATGAGTCTAATGAATCTTTTGAAGATTCTGATGAGGGTGGTGGAGAAGAGAATGAACCTCAAGTGACGACAATGGATTCTCTTGAAGATTCTATTAAGAATCTTGTAGGGAATTCCAGTTATGATAATATCTATATTGAGATTCCCAAACTGGATCTTGATAAAATTATCATACCTAACTCTGAAATTCATTCAAATTGTAAGAAAGAATGGATTAATGTTCCAATTGACGACTTTGAATTTGTTGATAGGAAGTATTCAGAATTCAAGCATTCTGCACAAAAGGAAGTTAATTATCTGGTAAAAGAGTTTGAATGTCGCAAGGCAGCAGATTCTTATGCTCGTGCATCAGTTTCTAAGACTGGTGTTCTTGATTGCTCCAAACTTCATTCCTACAAATATACTGAGGATATCTTCAAGAAAGTAACCACACTTGCCGATGGTAAAAATCACGGGCTTGTGTTTATTCTTGATTGGTCTGGTTCTATGAGTGATGTGATGCTGGATACGGTTAAGCAACTCTTTAATCTGATTTGGTTTTGTAAAAAGGTTTCTATTCCTTTTGAGGTTTATGCTTTTACAAATGACTACCCTCTTGTAAAGTATGATCAGGATGGTAAGGCAAAACTTCGTATGAGTTCCTATGAGAAGAAAAATGGAGTTTTTCATATCGCGGAATGGTTTTCTCTGATGAACATTCTCACCAGTAAGGTGAATGGTAGTACGCTCGAAGTTCAAATGAAGAACATCTTTCGTATTGCCCATTCCTTTAATCACTATCCTTCATTCAATATTCCCACTGGTATGAGTCTTTCTGGCACTCCTTTGAATGAGAGTCTGATTGCTCTTCATCAAATTCTTCCTAAGTTTCAGAAAGAAAACAAACTACAGAAAGTTCAATGTGTTATTTTGACTGACGGTGAAGGATATCATCTTAAGTATCATTGTGAAGTAAATCGTAGTTGGGAAAGGGATTCCTTCATTGGAGTGAATAGTATTCCTTACAATGCTTATTTGAGAGATCGTAAAACCGGAAATACTTATGTACTTAATGGTTTTGATCCAACTACTACTCTTCTTCGAAATCTTAGAGATAACTTTGTCGATATTAACTTCATCGGCATTCGTATTCTTGGTAAAAATGTTTGTAATTTTATTCGCCGTTATACTCTTACTGATAATTCAGAATATCTTAAGGCGATGAATTCTTGGAAAAAAGAAAAGGCATTTTCTATTAGAAATTCTGGATATCATATTTACTTTGGACTTTCTTCAAGTGCCATGGATCAGTCTTCTGAGTTTTCAGTATGTGAAAATGCAACTAAATCTCAAATTAAAAATTCTTTTATTAAAAGATTGAAGAGTAAAAAAATGAACAAGCGTATCTTGAATGAGTTTATTGGTCTTGTGGTTTAAATTATCTTTAATAAATAGTAAAAAACCAAAAATAGATATGAAATATCAACTTAAAGAATCTGATGTCAGTGACATTATTGTATCATATCTTGTAAAAGAAGGTTATGCTAATAATGAAAAAAATGCTGTTGCTATTTTTTGTGCTATGAGTGAGAAATGGAAAAAATCTATTATGGAAGAGTCTAGACCATTCCCAATAGATAAAGTGTCGGGTAAGGTTGAAAAGTTACATGCAGAATTTAAAAAAAGTATAGGGGATGGAGATCTTATTGGAGCTAGTAGAATAGCGGGAAGAGTTGGTGCAATTCGGACAGCAGCTTGGGGAGGAGTGAGACCAGCTAATTGAAGTTAATTTTAAATTAAATAAATAATACTTAGAAAAGTACATAAAAACTTATATGAATTCCCATCAAATTCAAGATATTCGTCTCATGTACGAGGCGGTTTATAATGATGAACTTAGAGAGAAGGCAGAAGAATATAATAATCAAGTGACTGAGGAAGACATTGTTGAAGTGGCGACTGAGTATTTTTATACTTATGGTTTAAATTCTGATGGTATCGACATCTTAATTGAAAAGGTTGGATTGGATAACTTTGTAGAATTTGTTTATAGTCTTTCCGAAGATCTTATGGTTCTTAATGAGGCAAGATCTGGTAAATCAAGAATTGAACCAGTTACTAAAGGTGGGAAATCAGTTGGATCATTGAAAGGTGGTCAAAAAACTTCTGCAATCAAGCGTCTTCGTAAAGAAAAGGAAGCAAGAAAGGAATCGGAAGCATCTGCATCTGCAGCAAAACCATCTGGATTAACTGCCGCTCTTAAGAGTCAATCAGTAATTGCAACAAAAGAAAAATCCAAAAAAGCAGCACAAGAAAGAAAAGAGACTGAAAGAAAAGAACCAGAATCTAAAGGAGCAGATACTGAGGCAAAAACTGAGCAACCCAAATCAAAAAAACCAATTAGAGACGCAATTGCAAGAAAAATTCTTGCCGGAATGGAGCGTCACCGTAAAGCAACTCAAACTGCTGGAAATCTTGCTAGAGAAACTAAACAGACTTTGGGTAAAATTGTTTCAGTAACTCATGAAGCAGGTCGTCGTGCAGGTGAGCATGTTAAAAAGCATGGTTGGAAATCACTTGCTAATGAAGAGTTTGAATATTGGGTAAATTCTCTTGTTGAAGAGGGTTATGATCTGAGTGAATATACTTGGGATGATATGTATGAAATTTACTTGGATGAAGAAGTGAAAAGAACTTCTAAAACGTATGATAGCTTTGACATTGTTTTAGAACACTTAGTATCTGAGGGTTATGCAGATACCAATGAAGATGCTATTACAATTATGGCAAACATGAGTGAGGAATGGAGAGAAGAGATTCTTGATGAAGCAACTCGTCTTTTTTATAAGTTGCAAAAAGAGGAAAAGGTGGTTCTCGAACTGCACGAGCACAGTTGACATCTGATGCTGATCTGCAAAGACAAAAAAATAAAGAAATAATGCAGCAACAAACAAGACAAAGACAAGAAAGAGAACCAGAACCACAAGAAAATGAAAGAGATCATGGATCAATGAGTGCTGCTGAAAGAAATCGATCAATGCGTTGATAGTGCCAATTTCAAAACTGTCACAGGGGGCACTAACTGCCCCCTTTTTTGTGTGTATAATATGAGAGTTCAAATGAAACGACCCTAATTACATCATGTCTCGCAAATCTTCCGTGAACAACGAACAACTGATTTCCGATCTCAAATCGCTTTATGGTATTGAGTTTTCTGCTGCCGATGTTCGTGGTTATTGTGCATCTAAAGGTATTTCTTATCCTACCGTAACTCGTTATCTTGAACCATATAAAACTGATCGTGGTCGTTGGAATCTGGAAGTGACTCAAGAACGTGTTGATGAGATTGAGCGTTCTTATCAGTCTCCTGCTGTTTTGCCTGTTATTGAACAAAATCTTATTCCTGACAAAGATGATACCTTCGTCAAGTTTGGTAGTTTTAACGATATTAAACAAATTATTCAGTCCCGTCTTTTTTATCCTACGTTCATTACGGGTCTGTCTGGTAATGGTAAAACGTTCTCGGTGGAGCAAGCGTGTGCTCAACTGAAGCGTGAACTCATCCGTGTAAACATCACCATTGAAACTGATGAAGACGACCTTATCGGTGGTTTCCGCCTTGTTGATGGGAATACTGCTTGGCATAATGGCCCTGTCATTGAGGCACTGGAACGAGGTGCAATCTTGCTTCTTGATGAAATTGACCTTGCCAGCAACAAAATCCTGTGCCTTCAGTCCATTCTTGAAGGTAAAGGTGTCTTCCTGAAGAAGATTGGTCGTTGGATCAAACCTGTCGCTGGATTCAATGTGTTTGCCACCGCAAACACAAAGGGTAAGGGTTCTGATGATGGACGTTTCATCGGCACTAACGTTCTCAACGAAGCGTTCCTGGAGCGTTTCCCCGTGACTTTCGAGCAATCCTATCCTGCTCCTGCAACCGAACAGAAGATTCTTGAAGGTATTGCTCTGGATCTTGGCGTAGAGGATCGTAATTTCTGCAAGCGTCTGGTTGATTGGGCGGACATTATCCGTAAAACCTTCTATGATGGTGGTATTGAGGAAATCATCAGTACCCGTCGCCTGGTTCACATCATTCGTGCTTATTCCATCTTCAAGGATAAGGCAAAAGCAATTCAGGTATGTGTAAATCGTTTTGATGATGAAACCAAACAGTCCTTCCTGGAACTGTATGATAAAGTTGATGCAGATTTCCAGATGCCTAATATGCCTCAAGAGGATGGTGTTCCTACTGCCGTTGACTTTGCAAAACCTTTCTGATATAATTGGGGGAGGTAAAAATGTGCCTTCCCTTTTATTTTATTTTACTATGTCAGACAATAAAAATCATCTTTGGAAATATAATGAGGATAAAATCCTTAAAGATATTGAAGATTATGTGACCAGCACTTATGGAAGTCACTATTGTGGTCACAATCAAGACTATAAAGACATTCAGACAATTGATCTGATGGCGGCAAAAGATCTGGCACAACATTTTTGTCAGGCAAATATCCTGAAATATGGTAGTCGTTATGGCGATAAGGATGGTCGTAACAAACGTGATCTTCTTAAGGTAATTCACTATGCCATGCTCCTTCTTCATTTTGATGGACATTATTCTCGACAAGATAACGGACTTACTGAATTTCGTTGATTATGAAACTAAAACCTCAAACTATGAAACTTTCTGACAATACACTCACGGTTCTCAAGAATTTTGCCGGGATTAACAATTCGATTCTTGTGAAGCAAGGTACTCGTCTTCGCACGATTTCTGTGGCAAAAAACATTCTGGCAGAAGCAGAGATTACCGAAGAGTTCCCCCGCGAATTTGCCATTTATGATCTTAATCAATTTCTAAATGGTCTGGGTCTTCATCAGGATCCTGATCTCGATTTTACCGAAGATTCTCATATTACAATCCGCGAAGGTAAGCGTAGGGTGAAGTATTTCTATGCTGATCCTAATGTTATTGTTTCGCCTCCAGATAAAGACATTCAACTTCCTTCCCAGGATGTTTGTTTCCAACTTGACAGTGTAACTCTTGAAAAACTAATCAAGGCAGCGGGTGTTTATCAACTTCCTGATCTTTCTGCTGTCGGACAGGCAGGAGTAATTCGTCTGGTTGTTCGGGATAAAAAAAACGATACTTCTAACGAATATTCGATTGTTGTTGGTGAAACTGATAAAGAATTCATCTTTAATTTTAGGGTTGAGAATATCAAGATTATTCCCGGAGCTTATGACGTTGTGGTGTCTTCTAAACTTTTGTCTCAATTTACAAATAAGAAGTACAATTTGAAGTATTATATTGCTCTGGAACCTGATTCAACTTTTGAATGATGGAATTTCTTCTTTATCTTTCTCCAGAAAGTCATAAAATTTATACTTTAATTTCACAAAAAGTTAAAGTAGTTGAAAATGCTCCTATTTGCCGAAAGCACGATATTTTTGGATGGTATCAGTCAAATAAAAAACTTATAACCATTTGCACTGACAGAATCAAAGACTTCCAAAATTTTGAAAAATATGTTAATGAGACTATAAATCATGAATCTGTTCATGTCGCTCATGAATGCAAATCTAATAATGGTACTATGATTCCTTTTGGAATTTCTCCTGATACTATGCATCTTGACGATCGAAGAAAAACTGATTTAAATAGTTCTATTAGAATAAATGGCGAAACAAATCGACGAATTGAGCATGAAGCTCTTTGGATGGAAGATAAACCAGACAAAGTTGAATATGTTTTGAAAAAGTATTGTTTTTGATATTGAAGAACACAAAGCAATCATTCGATATATGATTGAACACCTAATGAGTTGAGGAACCTACCATCAATATATTCGCCACTTCTCCTTGGCCTGCTGAAAGCGCCATCTGCCTTCCCGACAAGCACATCGTCAAGATGCCTCTGGAGTGCTGCCAAATGCTTTCCATCGTGGCATCTGACTGGTATCATGGGTATGGACGCCTCCACAAGGCAGATGAGACGCCTTACAGCACCGCCAAGGGCGCTTTCCGCAATCATCCCTGTACTAAATGGGCAGCGGAGTCTGTGGATAATGCGTACTGGTTGATTAAGCACGGAATGAATCTCTGTGATGAATATACTCTTCGTTACGGTAAGACTCATTCTTGCTATAATACTTTGCTAGAAGCATACTACCTTTTTCCGAAAGGTAAAATTGATAATGTGACACCGTTTGTGAGGGCGATGCCAGATGAGTATAAACTTGACGAAGGGATTGACACTTTTACTGCTTACAAGATGTATATCGCATCCAAACCTTGGGTTGCATCTAATTATCTTCGTATGCCAGAACGTAAACCTGAATGGGTATAAATAACTCATTTACTAAATAGTATTATACTACGAGGTTTAGTAAATGAACTGCGTTTATCAAATACGAAATAAAATAACAGGAGAAAATTACATAGGTTCTACTGAAAAAAATTATATGCTTAGATTTGCTAAACATATAACTATGTGTGCTTCTAATAAAATGGATTGTCCTAAACTTTATGAAAATTTTTTAAAGTATGGGTATCATAATTTTACTATTGAAGTAGTTAAGTGGATTCACGAAGATGAAGAAATTAAATCAGTAGAACAACAATATTGTGAGTGGTTAAAACCTTCATTGAATTCTTTATGGGGTACAAAACATACTAAAGATTCTATTGATAAAATGCGTAAATCGCAAAGAGAATATTGGTCTAAAAATTCTCATCCAAGAAAAGGAGTTCCTTTTACTGAAGAACATAGAAAAAATCTTTCAAAATCTATGGGCAAAAAATGTTGTGTTGATGGAGTCATTTATGAATCCGTGAAAGAGTGTGCTAAGATACTTGATATCCACAGGGATACTGCAAGTTGGAGAATGAGAAGTAAATCGTTCCCAAATTATTATTACATTTGATTTTTATTTTTTGATATGGAACTGACTGATAACAAACCATTTCTCTGGGTTGAAAAATGGGCACCAGAATCTGTTGAAGATTTAATTCTTACTAAAAGTGTAAAAGAGTTTTTTACTAATGTAGTAGATGAAGGACAACTAAATCAAAATCTTATCCTTCAAGGTTCTCAAGGGTGTGGAAAAACTCAAACAATCAAGACTCTCTGTAAGATTACTAAACAAGATGTTTTGTTTTTGAATGGTTCATCTGAAGGGAGGTATTTGGATACTATTCGCAATCAAGTCATTAACTTTGGAACAACTGTTTCTATGTTTAATGATAAGAAAAAGGTGGTATTTTTTGACGAGTTTGATGGAACAACTAATGATGTGATGCTCTGTCTTCGTGGTGTAATTGAACAACTTCACAATAATGTTTGTTTTATTTTTACTTGTAATAATCTAAACAAGATTATTGAACCAATTCAATCAAGGTGTGTTGTTCTTAAATACACACCCATTCCAAAGAATGAAAAATCCCAGTTGATGGTTTCTATTTTTAATAGAATGTCTCATATTCTTGATGAGGAAAAAGTTGAGTACGATAAAAAAGTTGTAGCAGAACTCATTAAAAACTATTTTCCAGATACAAGGCAACTTCTCAATACTCTTCAAAGGTACTCTACGGGAGGAAAAATTGACACGGGCATTCTTGCATCTTTCTCTGACATCTCTGTAAATGAACTCATCAAGAACCTCAAGGAAAAGAACTTTACAGAAGTCCGTAAGTGGGTGGTCTCCAACCTTGACAACGATGCTCCTGTTCTACTTCGCAGGGTGTATGACGCCTGTTATGATTGCCTTTCACCCCAATCTATCCCTGCTGCCGTTCTTGTTATTGCTAAGTATCAATACCAATGTGCGTTCGTGGCTGATCAGGAAATTAACCTCCTAGCAGCACTAATTGAAATTATGTGTGAGGTTGAGTTTAAATGAGTAATAAAACGACTCCCGAAAACGTAGCGGAAGCAAATTGGGCATTATTTCGTGCTACCATGAATCTTCCTGCCGCTGCCGCTCATTGTGGCATGACGCAGAAAGAAATGAAAATGACCTTTCGTGAATTCTTGAAGTATCACCCTATTGATTATGAAACGAATTAAAAAAGATTGGACGGCGTATTGTAGAACTTCTTTTAATGCATTAAAAGGAAATATAAAAGATTGGGGTAAACCTGAATTTTATCGTCCAATTACTAGAATTTATTATATCAATGTATTTGACTGTGGACTTTCTAATTTTACAGGTCTTGTAAGTAAAAAGGCATTAGAAAATAAACTTCAAGGTAAAAAAGTTGTTTATGATCACTGCCTTTCTCCACAGTTTATTGGGAGAATGATTATGGATAACCCTCACAAATACTTATCGGAATATTCTGTTTTTGAAAATATTTTTTGGCAATCTTGTAAAACCGTTATGGTCACTCAGGATGAAAATTTTGCTCTTGCAGGACTCACAGAAAACAACGGACAAGAATATAAAGTTTATGTTCCTACTAATAAGAAATATAATCATCTAGGAATTAACCTATATTTTCGCCCACAGAAGCATGGACGCTGGAACGAGGCAGTTCCTCTGGATACAAATCTGATTGATACTCCAAAGGATCTGTTAGAATATGAAAAAGAATTTCTTGTTTGATTATGTTATCTCCAGAAAACGCTATTTGGGCAGCGAATCAATTTATAGAGTATTATTCTAAGTTTAATAGAATTGATGACTATATGAGATTCGTTAAGAAAAGCAGAATTTTAAACTCTGCTGGCAAATTATTTGGACCTGAAGATGAAATGTTTTCAGATTTTTCTTTAGATCCAAATGACATGTCTTTCACAATTCATGAAGTAGATACAGGATCTAAACCAAAAACTAAGTATAATCAGGAATTGTACTCTGAAATTTTAAATCTCACGGCATCAAATCCTATTGAAGAGGCAATTCCAGGAAGAACAATAAAGTGGATTGTTACTGAGGATAATACAAAAAAAGTTGTAGGTGTGGTTAGGTTTGGATCACCGACAATTAATTCAAAACCAAGAAATGATTATTTTTGTGAGGTATTACCATTATCGAAAATTAATCATGAATTTGTAATGGGATTTAATATTGTTCCTGTTCAACCTTTTGGATACAATTATCTTGGTGGAAAACTACTTGCATTGTTAGCATCATCTAATGAACTCAAACGACAATTTGATTCAAAGTATGGAACTGATCTTCATTACTTTGAAACAACTTCATTGTACGGTACAACGAAAGGGGTATCCATGTATGATGGTCTTAAACCTTATCTTCGACACATAGGAGATACTGAGAGTAAATTTTTACCACTTTTTCATGATGACTATTTTCGTGAAATGTTCTGGTGGTTTAATAACAATGCTAACGGTGGAGAACGACTTATTTCTGCTGATAAGTCATCGAAGAAATTGAAGATTCAAGTCAAGATGATTTCAATCATCATAAAGTCCCTTCAAGATGCTTCAAAACTACATGAGTTTAAATCTTGCATTGAACATGCCAAATCTCTCACAGAAAAAAAGAGATACTACATTTCTGAGTTTGGATATGAACCTGAAGAGGTTATTTCTTGGTGGAAAATAAAAGCATCTAAACGATATAAAAAACTTAAAGAAGAAAATCGTATTAGAACAAATTTAGAATTATGGACTGTAGACTCTAATTTGCAAATCATTAGATAGTATGGAACTTAAAGACTGGTTAAATTCAATTAATCAAACAAAAATTAACTTGATTGATCAAGATCAATCATTGGAAAAAGAGTATCCACCTTATATTATTAATCGGTGCTTATCTGCTCATATTGATTCTATTATGTTTGCTAATGAAATGAATCAATACCATTTTCTTCCTAAGAAAATGCAATATGATTTTTTTATAAATAGTCTGAGGAAAAAGAAGAGATTTTCTTCTTGGATCCGACAAGATAAAATCCAAGATCTTGATTATGTCAAACATTATTATGGATATAGTAATGAAAAGGCAAAACAAGCTTTGAGGATTCTTACCAAGGAACAACTTAATTTTATAAAATCAAAATTTGAAACTGGAGGAACAAAATGAGTGTCGTTCAAGAACCTGAAGTGAAGTGGACGCCCGACCAAATGGTGGAAGTGATTCTTAATGAACCTGATGATTTTTTAAAGGTTCGTGAAACTTTAACTCGTATCGGAGTTGCTTCAAGAAAAGAAAAGAAAATCTATCAATCTTGTCATATTCTTCATAAGCAGGGTAGATATTATCTAGTGCATTTTAAGGAACTCTTTGCACTGGATGGAAAACATGCCAATTTGACCATAAATGATGTTCAACGTCGTAATCGTATTGCTCAACTTCTTGCTGATTGGGGATTGATTGATATTGTCGATGTAAAAAAAATTCAAGACATTGCACCACTTAACCAAATTAAAGTTCTTGCATATAAGGACAAAGGTGATTGGATTTTGGAGACAAAATACAACATTGGTGCGAAAAAGAAAAGGGGTGAGGAAACCGAATGATTTTATAGGGAGTTCAACACTCCCTTTTTTTATGGAAGTGTTATAATTATACTATGAACGCCGAAAGGGTTCACAAAATACAAACTCGCTTTAAAAAAGGAGCTACCATAATGACTAATCTCACAAGATATACTGCTGCGGATTTGCCTGCCTTGATGGACAGGATTACTCGCCACAGCATTGGAATGGACGAGTATTTTGATCGTCTATTTAATCTTCATGAAACAACTTCTAATTATCCACCTTATAATCTTATTCAAATCAGTAATGTAGAATCACGTCTAGAACTTGCTCTTGCCGGATTTAAAAATGAGGAAGTGCATGTATACACAGAGCACGGAAAACTTTTTGTAGAAGGGCAGAAGGAAGACAGGGAATCTGACACTAACTACGTTCATAAAGGATTAGCTCAACGATCTTTTAAGAGAGCGTGGACACTATCCGACGACACCGAAGTAAGGGAAGTCTTATTTGAAGATGGGTTGTTAACTGTGAAACTTGGTAAGATTGTTCCAGAGCATCATACTAGAAAGGATTATCTCTAAATAGAAGAAAAACCTTACATGAAAACTTTCCGCCAGTTTTTGAATGAGATAAAAACTATTAAGTATCCTATGGCAAAAGCACATAAGGTTTATATGAAAGGAAAAGTTCAAAATGTACCTGCCGGAAAAGCTGTTCCATTTAATCCAGGTGGTGGTGGAAGAGGATGTGAAGAATAATAAATAATAAATGAACTATCGTCGGCGTGAGGAGCACCTGGAGATCCAGGTTGACTCCTCTCTTTTTTCTTGCTATAATGGGAAGGAGGATAGTAGGTACAATGTCAATTAAATTAGCACTGTTGAAGTCTGGAGAATCAATAATTTCAGATGCTAAAGAATTAGTTTCTGATGATAAAGTTTGTGGATATTTATTTCATAATCCACATGTTGTTGATGTAAGAAAAACTGTTCTTTTGGTTGAAGAAAATCAAAATTCAAATAAAAATTTAGAGATTACTTTAACTCCTTGGATTTTTTTAAGTAGTGATAAGCAAATTCCAGTTCCACCTGATTGGATTGTAACGATTGTAGATCCCATAGAAGAAGTTAAACAAATGTACGAGGAAAAAATAAATGGACAAAACGATTAAGTGTCTTTTAACAGATGTTGATGCAGTTTTAATTAGTGAAGTTGTTGAAATTGATGCAGAATTCGGAGATCCTGATTGGAAATTAATCAATCCATATAAAATTGACAGTCAAGGTAATTTAACTCCTTGGCCTAATGTTTCGGAACAAAGGGAAATTAAAATTATTTCAGATAATATACTTACTGTTGTAGATCCTAAACCGGAAATTATTGAAAAGTATCTTGAACTAACTGCCGAATGAGATTTTACACAAACGTTCAAATGGTCGGGGATCACTTCTTGGTTCGTGGTTATGAAGATGGAAATCACTTTATGACCCGTGAGAAGTTTAACCCGACTCTTTTTGTCCCTTCTAATAAAAAAACTAAATATCAGACTTTAAATGGAGAGTATGTTGAAGCAGTTCAACCTGGATGTGTTCGTGATTGTAGGGAGTTTGTTAAAAAGTATGAGAATGTAGAAAACTTTAAAATCTTTGGAAATACTCAATACATCTATCAATACATTTCTGAAATGTATCCTGAGGATGAGATTAAGTTTGATATTGGTAAAATCAAAGTTACTACTCTGGATATTGAGGTTGCATCCGAAAACGGTTTTCCTGACGTAGAATCTGCTTCTGAAGAAGTCCTTTTGATTACTATTCAGGATTATTCTTCCAAACAAATTCGTACTTGGGGAATGGGTCCTTTCCAGAACAAGCAAAAGAATGTAATTTATCGTTCTTTCACTAATGAACGTGATCTGTTGATGGATTTCATCAATTGGTGGATGGTTGAAGAAAATATTCCTGAAGTTGTGACTGGATGGAATGTTGAACTGTATGATATTCCGTATCTTGTTCGTCGTTTAGATCGTGTTTTAGGCGAAAAACTGATGAAGCGTATGTCTCCTTGGGGTCTTGTAACCGAGAGTGAAATTTATATTTCTGGACGTAAGCATATTTCTTATGATGTTGGTGGTATTACTCAACTTGACTATCTGAATCTTTATAAGAAATTCACTTATAAAGCACAGGAGTCTTATCGTTTGGATTATATTGCCGAGGTTGAACTGGGGCAGAAAAAACTAGATCACTCCGAGTTTGATACCTTCAAGGATTTTTATACAAAGGGTTGGCAGAAGTTTGTAGAGTACAACATCGTTGACGTAGAACTTGTGGACCGTTTGGAAGACAAGATGAAACTGATTGAACTCGCAATCACGATGGCATATGACGCCAAAGCGAACTATGCAGATGTATTTTCTCAGGTGAGAATGTGGGATACAATCATTTATAACTATCTGAAGAAGAGGAATATTGTTATTCCTCCTAAAGAACGTTCTGATAAAGATTCCAAGTATGCTGGTGCGTATGTTAAAGAACCTATTCCAGGAAAGTATGATTGGGTTGTGTCTTTTGACCTCAACTCCCTATACCCTCACCTCATTATGCAATACGCAATTTCACCAGAAACTCTTGTTACACAAGATGATATTAACAATCGTATTGCAGAATTAGAGAAAATGTTGTAGAATATCCACACAATATAAATAATAAAGTGTGGATACAGTAAATTAAATGCAACCAAAATTTAACATAACAAAAGAACAATTAGAGCAACTTTATATTGTTGAGAACAAAAGTAGAAAAGAGTGTGCTGAATTTTTTGGTTGTTCTGACCCTCTTATAAAACAAAAGATACGCAAATATGGACTACAAAAACCAAAACAATTAGAAAATAAGAATAAAGAAAGAAAGGAAATTCTCTATTGTGAAAATTGCGGTTCTTCATTTATAGTTAGCAGATTTAGAGCAACAAGTGAAAAATGGAAACTTCGTTTTTGTTCTCATTCTTGTTCTACTAAATTTAGATATTTGGGTGAAGAACATAAACGGGCAGTTTTAAATTCTATTGCTGCCCGTAGAAGATGTAGAATGAAAAACGCTTTTGATGCAACTGCAAATCAACAAAAAATAAATGAGATATACTGTGAAGCAAAACAACTAACGGAAGATACTGGTATTCCACACGAAGTAGATCATATTATTCCAATTTCAAAAGGAGGAAAACATCACGAAGATAATTTGCAGATTATTACTATGAGTGAAAATCGCAAAAAACATACTAAAATTATTTAAAATGACTTACGAAGAAGAATATCAACTACGAAACAGAGAGAAGGCAAAACAGGCAAAATATGGAATGGTATGGTGTTCTTATTGTGATAGAGATATGGTAGGTGATATTGGTAAATGTTCTTATTGTGGAAGATTTAACAACAGAAAGAAAATTCGATATGAGTAATTCTATGTGGAAAGATGTTCGTAAAATGTCCCGTGAAGAAATTGAAGAAGAATTAGATACACTTAAAAAAGTAAGAGAACTTTCTACTAAGGTTAGTGTTGATAAAATTCTTAATCAAGAATTAGATTTTGAACCATTACAAAAAGTAAATCTTACTATAACGGCAAATGGGTCTCTTTATCGTAGAGTGAAGGGTATGCTTCCAGAACTGATGGAAAAAATTTATAATGAACGTGTGATCTTTAAAAAGAAAATGCTTGCTGCGGAGCAGGAATATGAGAAAACGAAAAACAAACAACTTGTTAAAGAGATTGCCAGGTGCAATAATATTCAAATGGCAAGAAAGATTCAATTGAACTCTGCTTATGGTGCAATTGGTAATCAGTATTTCCGATATTTTAAACTCGCAAATGCTGAGGCGATTACACTTTCCGGGCAAGTATCAATTCAGTGGATTATGAATGCCATGAATGGGTATTTAAATAAAATTCTCAAAACTAATGAGGTAGATTATGTTATTGCTTCTGATACTGATTCTTTGTATATTAATATGGGCCCTTTGGTTGAAAATGTATTCAAAGGACGAGAGAAAACTACTCAAAGCATTGTGTCGTTCCTTGATAAGGTCTGTCAAGTGGAATTTGAAAAGTATATTGAAAGTTCTTACCAAAAACTGGCGGACTATGTGAATGCTTATGACCAGAAGATGTTCATGAAGCGTGAATGTATTGCCGAACGTGGTATTTGGACTGCAAAGAAGCGATATATTCTAAGCGTATGGGATAGTGAAGGTGTCCGTTATGAAGAACCTAAACTGAAGATCAAGGGTATTGAGGCAATCAAGTCTTCTACTCCAGCACCTTGCCGTAAGATGCTGAAGGACTCCTTTAAGATCTTGATGAGTGGAACTGAAGATGACCTGATTGAATATATTGATAAGTGTCGTGAAGAGTTCAGAAAACTTCCTCCAGAACAGATTGCTTTTCCTAAATCTGCTTCTGATATTCGTAAGTATCAATCATCTTCCAGCATTTACGGATTTAAAACTCCATTTCATATTCGTGGAGCACTTCTATTCAATCATTACATTAAAGAGAAAAAACTTACAAACAAATACTCTTTGATTAATAATGGTGAAAAAATTAAATATATTTACCTCAAAACTCCAAATATTATTCGGGAAAATGTAATTGCATTTATTCAAGAATTTCCCAGAGAACTTGGTCTTGACAAATACATCGACTATGACCTACAATTCGAAAAGAGTTTTATTGATCCACTTAGATCTGTTTTAGATTCAATCGGGTGGCGAGTAGAAAAAACAGTTACTTTGGAGGCATTTTTTAACTAATGGATTTTTTAAAAGATATTGTAAAAGAAATTGGTGATGATTACACTAAACTAGCATCGGACATTGATGAGACAGAGACGTATGTTGATACAGGTTCATACATTTTTAATGCACTGGTTTCAGGTAGTATATTTGGTGGTGTATCTGGGAATAAGATTACTGCTATTGCTGGAGAGTCTTCTACTGGAAAGACTTTTTTCTCTCTCGCCGTGGTTAAGAACTTTCTTGATACTCATCCCGATGGTTACTGTCTCTACTTTGACACTGAGGCTGCTATCACTAAATCTCTTCTAGAAAGTCGTGGTATTGATATTCGGCGTCTTGTGGTCGTTAATGTGGTTACCGTAGAAGAGTTTCGCGGTAAGGCACTTAAAGCAGTTGATATTTACTTAAAGAAACCTACTGAGGAACGCAAACCCTGTATGTTTGTATTAGATTCTTTGGGTATGCTTTCGACTGAGAAAGAGATTACTGATGCTTTAAATGATAAACAAGTTCGGGATATGACTAAATCTCAACTTGTTAAAGGAGCATTTCGTATGCTTACTTTAAAGTTGGGAAAGGCAAAAATTCCTATGATAGTAACTAATCATACTTATGATGTTATTGGATCTTACGTTCCAACAAAGGAAATGGGTGGTGGTTCTGGTCTCAAGTATGCCGCTTCTACTATCATATATCTTAGTAAGAAAAAGGAAAAGGATGGAACTGAAGTTGTTGGAAATGTCATTAAGGCAAAGACTCATAAATCACGTTTAAGCAAGGAGAACCAAGATGTAGAGATTCGTCTTTTTTATGATGAACGTGGTCTTGATCGATATTATGGTCTTTTAGAACTTGGAGAATTGGGAGAACTTTGGAAAAATGTAGCAGGTCGTTATGAGATTAACGGTAAGAAAGTCTATGGAAAAGAAATTCTTAGAAATCCAGAGCAATACTTTACCGAAGAAATAATGCAAAAACTTGATGACATCGCAAGACAACAATTTACTTATGGAACGAATTGAGACAACCATTCTCAGGAACTTAGTATTTAATGAAGATTATTCGCGCAAGGTCATACCTTTCATTCAACCAGATTATTTTGAGCAAAAGACCGAGAAGGTCATTTTTGAAGAGATCGTTGAATTTATTGTCAAATATGGTTCGGCAATTACAGTCGAAGCACTCGGTATTGAAATTGAAAACCGAACGGATTTAACTGAAGATCAAATTAAAGATATCCGAGAAATAAACAAGAGTTTAAATGATGCTCCTGTTGAGAAAACTTGGTTACTTGATACTACAGAAAAGTGGTGTCGTGATCGTGCCATTTATCTGGCACTTATGGAATCCATTCATATTGCTGATGGTAAGGATGATAAAAAAAATAGGGATGCAATTCCTAGCATTCTTTCTGATGCTCTCGCCGTTAGTTTTGACAATAATATCGGGCACGATTATTTAAATAATTATGAAGAACGATATGAGTATTATCACAGAAAGGAGGATAAAATTGAATTTGATCTTGAGTATTTTAATAAAATCACGAAAGGTGGTCTCCCTAACAAAACTCTTAACATCGCTCTTGCTGGTACGGGTGTCGGCAAGTCTTTATTCATGTGCCATGTGGCTAGCTCCGTCTTGCTCCAAGGACGGAACGTTCTGTACATTACGTTGGAAATGGCAGAAGAAAAAATTGCTGAAAGAATTGATGCAAATCTCTTGAATGTAAATATTCAAGAATTATCAGATCTTCCTCGATCTACTTTTGAGACTAAGGTTACGAATCTTGCCAAAAAGACTCAGGGAACTCTTATAATTAAAGAGTATCCTACTGCATCAGCACATGCAGGGCATTTCAAGGCACTTCTAAATGAACTTTCACTTAAAAAGTCATTTAGACCTGATATTATTTTCATTGATTACCTTAATATTTGTTCTTCTAGTAGGTATAAAGGAAACAGTAATATTAACTCATATACATTCGTGAAAGCAATTGCAGAGGAACTTAGAGGACTTGCTGTTGAGTTTAATGTTCCAATAGTCAGTGCAACACAAACTACCAGATCAGGTTTTGGTTCATCTGATGTGGAATTAACCGATACTTCTGAATCCTTTGGTCTCCCTGCCACTGCCGATCTTATGTTTGCTCTTATTAGCACTGAAGACTTGGAGGGGTTGGGGCAAATTATGGTGAAACAATTGAAGAACCGATATAATGATCCAACCATTTATAAGCGTTTTGTAATTGGTATTGATCGTGCTAAGATGCGTCTTTATGATTGCGAACAATCGGCACAAAATGACATACTTGACAAAGGTAACGATGACGAGTATGATTATGAGGAAGAAAGAAAACCTAAAAAATCATTTGAGGGATTTAAATTTTAATGGAAACTGCTAAACACGTTGATTTTAATCGTTATGCTGAATTCGTAGATGCCGTAACTTCTGATGCATCTAAGGATTTTCTTGCCCTTTCAGATCGTTTAGTTGCTCTTGATGAGAAGGGTGCGAATATTGAACGACTTCTGACTGGTGCAGTAGGTGCTGCTGCTGAAAGTGGAGAATTGCTTGAGGTTGTAAAAAAACTTGTATTTCAAGGGAAAAGTTGGAATGAAGAAACTAAGTTTCACATTCAAAGAGAATTGGGAGACCTAATGTGGTATGTTGCCCAAATTTGTATTGCTCTTGATACTCCTCTTGACGAAATTATTAAGATGAATGTTGAAAAACTTTTGAAGAGATATCCAGAAGGATATTTTGATTCTTTTTATTCTGAAAATAGAGAAAAGGGTGATATTTAATATAAGAGGGTAGAAATACCCTTTTTTTTGTAATTTCTAAATATTATAAATAATAGTAGAAATACTAAACAAATGAAGTATATAATCTATGCATATATTAATGAAGAAGGTAAATTTTACTATATTGGTAGGGGAAGACCTGGAAGAGAAAGAGAAAATCATAAAAAACTAAAAGTTCCACCAAAAGATAAAATATTAATATTACATAAAAATTTATCTTTAACTGAAAGTGTTGAATATGAGAAAGGACTTATTCAATTTTATGGTAGAAAATGTGATGGTGGGATTTTAGATAATAAAAGTATTGGAGGGCATAAGGGAGCATTAGGAGTTCCTTCTTGGAATAAAGGTCTTAAATGCGATTATGTTTCTGAAAATAATAGGAAAAGGAGAGGAGAATTGCATCCTTTATATGGAAAACAAAGAAGTGAAGAAACTAAAAGAAAAATTTCTGAAAAAAATATTGGAAAAAAAATGACCCAAGAACAAGTTCAAAAATTAAAAGATAAATTGACTGGTAAAGTAAAAACAGATATTCATAAAAAAAATATAAGTAAAGCTAAAAAAGGTAAAAAACAAACCGAAAAGCACAGAAAAAATAATGCTATAAGTAAATGTAAGTATTTGTATGGTCTAATTTCTCCGGACAAAAATATAATTGAAATACAAAATTTGAAACAGTTTAGTTTAGAAAACAACTTACCTTATTCAAGTATTCATAAACTTTCTTCTGGTGTTTATGATGAATATTGTGGATGGAAACTTCTTTACAAAAAAGATAAAATGTGATAGTATTATCCTATTAAAATGACGACCGATGACTAAAGAAAAACAAGTAACAATTAAACTGGATGTTCGTTCTGCCGCTGCAGTTCGTCAAATTCTTTTTGATTCTCAGAAAGGATATACTTATGATGAGACTTCTGTTCCTCCTCGTATTTCTGATATTCGTTCAGTGATTCGGGATCTTGATGATAAGATTGGTGCGGTAGTTGGTGAGGAATAAATAATTTAAAAAATGTCTTTGCTTGGAAAAAGAAAAGGAAGACCCATTTCTAAAACTCAGTTTGATATGATCATCAAAAGATTTCAAGTCTTCCTTAAAAAAGAACTTCAACTAACTTATGATATTCCTGTGATATTTGTTGATGATGTTGATTTTTCTAAAAAAATTACATCTTTTGGTCAAATTTCAAAAGGAACGGCAATTTATTTAAGTATTATTAATCGACATCCTGTAGATATTATGAGAACTCTTGCTCATGAATATGTGCATTTTAAACAGCACATCGAAAAAGGAAAATTGAGCATGTCTTCTCATCCAGGTAGTGCTACTGAAAATCATGCAAATGCAAAGGCAGGAGAGATTCTAAGAAAATATGGAAAATTGCATCCTGAACTATTTGAACTTATGCCAATTACATAAATATAAAATAAAACCAATTAAAACTACTTGTGTAGTAATAATAGATAAAGAATGAAAACATTTGTTCAATTTTTAAAGGAAGCAACCGCCGCTTCTGTTCAGGCAAAAAGACTTGGACTTGTTGGTGATGGACATGGTGGTTGGTATAATAGGGCAACTGGAGAATTTGAGGCAAAGACTGTTGGTGGACAATTAAAATATTTTAATAAAAGACAGATCATAGGTGGAAAAGATCCAACTCAAAATGAATTTGAAAAAAATATTCCATTAAGAACTTCTTATCCTTCAAACCCAAATTCTCAAGAAGTTCCCGTAAATCAACAAAGTGGACAAGAACCTTTACCTCAAGAGGTTCCTCAAGAGGTTCCTCAAGAGGTTCCTCAAGAGCAACCTGTATTTACTCCTCCACAAGTTCCAAAAACTAAAGGAACATTAACAATAGCATTTGGTAGATTTAATCCACCAACTGTAGGACATCAAGAATTGATGGATTCTGCTGCAATGATGGCAATGGAAGATGGTGGAGATTATATTATTGTTCCTTCTAGAAGTTATGATCCTAAAAAAAATCCTTTAGATCCTGATACTAAAATATCAATCATGAGAAAAATTTATTCGGATCATAGTGAAAGAATTGTAAATGATCCGAACATGATTTCAATATTTGATGTTCTAAAGAGAGCACATAATGATGGATACACTAATGTAAGAATTGTAAGTGGTTCTGATAGAGTCAAAGAATTTGAAAAATTATCAAATAATTATAATGGTCAACTTTATCAATTCGATGCAATTGAAGTAATACCCACGGATAATATTGATCCTGATGGAAAAAATGTTGAAGGATTATCCTCATCAAGACTTAGACTTGCTGCAGTTGAAGGTGATTTTGTTACATTTCGTTCGGGACTCCCTCCAACAGTTAAAAATAAAGAAGCATTACAACTTTTTGATCTTGTTCGCCAAGGAATGGGAATAGAAGAAATTCAACAAGAACAATATAGTCCTTGGGAAATTGCTCCAAAGTATTATGCACAATCATTGAGAGAAAATTATATTAGTAAGTCTATTTTTAAAGTTGGTACTTTTGTTGAAAACTTAAATACAGGAATGATTGGTAAAATCATTCGCAGAGGAACAAATTACTTAATTTGTGTAACTGAAGATAATATTATGTTTAAATCATGGATTAAAGATGTTAAAGAGTCTTATTCTGAAAAACATATGAGTAGGATGATGAGACTTCCAAAAAAACCTAACACATTAGTAGGGACTTTAGGTTATTTTAAGTATGCATCTAAAATGACTCCTGGTGCAATTGGAGTAAATTCAAAAAATCTTCAGGTGGGTGGAAAACCTTATGGTGTTAATTTGATAAATAAAAATAGGAAAAAAGTAAAACGTTAAATTGTTCTCATGAAAAAGCATATTGCCGAAGATCTTCCTGCAAGAAAGCATCCACAGGCACAAATGTCTGCACAATCAAAAAACCCAGAAGGTTCTAAACGAGGATCTGGTAGAGAAGATGCTGGCGCAAATAAAACACCAGAACAAAGAATCAGTCAAGCTGCTTCCGACATTCGTTATCGTGCAAGAAGAGAAAATATTCCTCTTCGTACCGCATATTCTCAATATATGCAGAATAGTTCAATGGCAGAAGCAGAAAAAGCAGCAGTAAGGGAAAAACTCTTTGGTAAAGGTGGAATGCAGGCAGAAGATTTTGATATGGATATGAAAGTATCTGCTTCAAATTCAATGGCAAAGGCACTTTATGCAGTTTTTGTTGAAAAAAAAGAAGAAGTTATTGATGAGAATCAACTTAAAAAAGAATTAGAAGAAGCATCACATTTTAACAAATACAATAGTAGTGATAGAAAATATAAAGTTAGAGTTCATGATCCAGATAGTGGAGTAACGTATGTTAGATACGCAACTCGTAAAAAAATTAATGAACTTAGAGCAAAGGGTCTTGACGTAGAAATGACTGAATATGGAACTCCATATGAAGGTGAAAGAACAAAAGGAGAAAAAACTTCTGAAGTATTAGGTAAAAAGGCAAAAAAAGATTATGATGGAGATGGTAAAGTTGAAAGTGGTGCAAAAGAATATCGTGGAGTAATTCATAATAAAATTCAACAGAGAAAAGGTGGCAAACCTGATGGAAAAGATACTTCAAGTGTAAAAGAAAATTTTATTCATGAAGTATCTGGAATGGCAAATTTGTCACAAATGGATTCATCCGCATATGTAGATCCTAATATTAATAATCAACCAATTGATGTTTTACCTAACAATAAAAAAAATAAAGTTACGGTAAATCCCACAGACAGTTCTAATACAAAACTTGTTGCACACAATGAACTTGATGGTGAATTAATTTTTGAAACCGGATATTCAAAATTTCTTGGAATGCTTCAAGAAAAAAAGATGACTGCGGCAAAAAAGAAAAAAGAAAAAAAACTTAAGAAAAAATATGATCCTTCAGGCATGAAGGATAGTATGAAAAAACAATATGGCGAAAAGAAGGGTGAACAAGTTTACTTTGCCACAATTCGTAAACAGGCAATGAAAGAGGAATCTGATTGTAAATCTAAAGATGGTCAAGATGATAAAAGATCTATTCCTACGGAAGTTAGTCTTATAAAATCAAAATTTCAATCAATGGGAGTAAAAAATCCACTTGTGATTGCATCTGATTATACTCCGGAAGGTGAAAATATAGATGAGGCTTTACCTGCGATTCTTGCTGGAGCTGCAGCATTAGGTGCTGGTGCTTATGGACTTTCGCAATTAATGAAAAAGAAAAGAGCACAGGTAACAGGATCTTCTAGACCCTCTACATCAGGATCTTTATCAGGTAAAATGTCATCAAGAAATCAGAGAATTAAAGATCTTATGAATTAATTATATGAACCAGAAGGTGATGTAATTGATGAATCTCGCTTAGGAGATGCAGCAAGAAGAAGGAACAGATATTATCGGGATGACCGTGACCATGGATCGTTATCCCCGAGAGAAAGAAATCCTAGACTAAGATAGTTTTCTAAATAAAATAGGATATCATTCTCACGGAGGTTATTATGTCTGTAGGTATTATTTGGGCTTGGATTGTTGCAAATGAAGCGGCACTTGCCACAATTCTTTTTATTATTTCTGAACTTTTAGGTGCTTCATCTAAAGTTAAGGCGAATGGAATTCTTTCATTTATTATTCTTCAAATTCAAGAACAACTTAAAAAGAAAGGTGCTGTAGATCCAACACCATGAAAAAATAATTAAAATAAAAATTGGAGATCTTTAAGGTCTCCTTTTTTTATAAATATCAATATAAAAAGAAATTTATAGGGTAAGTAACATGGCTCTTTGGGGCATTTCCACAAATGCTGAAACCTCAGCAAATAATTTTGCAATTCCAAAATATCTAGGTAAGTATTCACCAGACACTAGTTTGTTTGAAGCAAGAGATAGAACTAGAAGTCCTTACAACTGCTTTGCGGATAATCGTGGTTGGATTTTTAGGCACTACGGAACTCTAATGCATTCTGGTTTATCAACATCATATTATGATGAAATTCTTATTCCCGTTGCCGGATTAAATACCGCAGGCGCCGGAACTAGTACAACTGGATTGGATTTAGCAACACCGGTCGCGGTTTTCTTTGAAGATCCTAATCTGGCATCACCAATTAGTATCGGTGCAGGTGGTACTACAGGAATTTCTACTAACACCATAGGTTATGTTCATGTAGTTTGGAACGAAACTGTTTATTGTAGTGCCGGAGCAACAGTTTCAATTGTTGGTTATAATACTGCAGGATCTGTTGTAACTTCTCTTGTTGCAACCGCTGCTTCTACAGGAGTTCCTGTTCAAGTTAATGTTCCTGGAATTGGACAAACTGTTGTTACTTTTAATGGACAAATTAGTAATAGAGTTGCATTTGCATTTACTTCCCCATCAACCGGTATTGGAACTGTATTAAGAATTAATACTACTCCAGGTGTTATTGGTATAATTACCGATGCAAGTGGCGGTGCGGGAGTTACAAGTTCTCTTACTGGATTGGTTAAAAATATTGCCGGTGCAGGAACAACTACCGGAGTTGGTATTGGCACAATTTCATTAACAATAAAGGCATAATATGGTATGAGATTTGATGAGTTGAATGAAGATAATTATCTTTTATTTGCTATTAAATTTTATAATAATCCTCAATCTTTGACAAGAGAAGACTTTGAGGATGATTTAAAACGAATTAAATATGTAAAAAGACTTTTAAAGAGATATAAAAATACTGGTATCTTAAAAGTTCATTTAATTTTAAATCACCTCATAGTCTTATTTAATGTTTTTGATGATGCTGCAGTTCCTTTGTTATTTTATAGTTTGGATAAAGATCTTTGGCCGACCATTAAAAGTTTTTTAATTTTTTTAAATCGTTTTCCCGAATACCCCAAGACTAAAATTCATGATATTCAGGAAGATTTAGAATGTCTTTCTCAATTGCGGACAGTTTAATGAATAAAATAGATAAATTAATTCAAATAGTTAGAGACATAAAAGAAGAAGCAATGGGAGTTGGCGCCATATCTGGACCTACAAATAAAACTGGAGAATCAATAGCTGGTCTTCCCCCAGATAATCCTCCAGTGCATAAGAGAAAAAAGAGAAAAAAGATGATTTATTTGGGATTAGGATCTCGTAAAAAGTGGATGAATAAATAAATTTAACTACTTGAATTATTAATTTGGTAATAAAAAAATACATCAAGTAAAATGTTTAATCGAAATACCTCAACAGACACTAAAATTGCTGTTCTTGCAGAACGTCTAACTTCTTATGAGATCATGATGAAAAAAATAGATGAAGCTATTCAAATTATGGGTAAAACCAGTCAAAATATTTCAAAAATGTTGGCGGTTCATGAAGAGAAATTAGAGCACACAAGTAAAAATGATGAATTGATTATTGACAGAATTAAAAATATTGAATTTAAAAATACTGAGGAATATAATAAGGTAATAGAAAAGTTTGATTCATTGGAAGAAAAAATAGATAAACGTATAGTAATAGTAGATAAAAGAATTGATGATATAACAAAATTTCGTTGGTTAGTTGTCGGAGCTCTTATAGTAGTATCTTTTGTATTTTCCCAATCTTCTGTGGTGGTGGACATCTTGACACCCGACCAACAACCTGTTAAGATACAAGCACGACAGTAGTATCTTCTTTTAATGGATTTTATTGACTCCAAGTACATTGGATTAATTTCTTCTCGCTTACAAAAATTTAAGAGAATAAAGACGGATCTCTACAATTTCCGTTGCCCTATTTGTGGTGATTCACAGAAGAATAAGAATAAAACAAGAGGATATCTTTATCCTGTTAAGAATAATACTAACTTTAAGTGTCATAACTGTGGTGCCAGTTTATCGTTCAATAATTTTCTAAAAGAGTTAGATCCAATTCTCCATAAGCAATACACGATGGAGAAGTTTAAAGAAGGTCATACTGGTAAAAACTTTGTTGTCGAAGAACCCAAGTTTAATTTTCAAAAACCTGACTTTTTCACAAAACGTGAAAATTCCAAAACCTTGAAAAAGTTAAACTTACCTAAGGCATCGGAAGTTCCGATTGCTAAAGAGTATCTGGAAAAACGAAAGATAGATCCGGAAAAATTTTATTTTGCTCATAAATTTAAAGAGTGGACAAATACACAAAAACAAACTTTTGATAAAATTAATCAAGAGGAATCACGCATAATTATACCATTGTATGACTTTGAAAATAACTTAATCGGATTTCAGGGAAGATCGCTAGTTCAAAAATCTGTTAAATATATTACTGTGATGTTGAATGAAAATGCCCCAAAAATTTATGGACTTAATAAAATTAAAAAAGATGAGACCGTTTATATTACAGAAGGACCATTCGATTCAACATTCATTTCAAACTCTATTGCTCTTTGTGGTGCTGATGGTGATGTCTCTAAGTGGGGCATTTGCGATTGTGTTTGGGTATATGATAACGAACCACGCAATTCAGAAATCCACAATCGAATCTCAAAGATTATTGATCATGGAGAAAAAGTAATTATTTGGCCTTCATTTATCGAGCAAAAAGATATTAATGACATGGTGCTCGCTGGACTTAATATAATGGATGTGTTAGAATCAAATACCTACTCAGGTTTAGAAGCAAAAATTAAGTTTAACAACTGGAAAAAAATATGAGCAACGGAACAAAAGTTATTAAAAGAAGTGGCAAAACTGAATCTCTTAATCTAAATAAACTCCATGTTATGGTGGAGGAATCTTGTAAAAATCTTGCCGGAGTTTCTGCAAGTCAGGTTGAAATGCAATCTGGAATTCAATTTTATGATGGTATCACAACGGCAGAAATACAAGAGATTTTAATTCGTTCTGCTTCTGATCTGATAGATTTAGATCATCCTAATTATCAATTTGTTGCTGCTCGTCTTCTTCTTTTTTCTCTTCGTAAGCAATTGTTTGGGAGAATTTATGATTGTCCCACAGTAAAGCAGCATGTCGAGCGTTGTGTTGGAAGAGGTGTATATGATTCAGAAATCCTTTCAATTTATTCCGATGAAGAATTTGAAAAACTTGAGTCTTTTATTGATCATGATCGTGACTATCTCTTCACTTATGCAGGTCTACGTCAAGTCGTTGATAAGTACCTTGTGCAGGATAGAAGCAGTGGCGCCCTTTATGAAACGCCACAATTCATGTATCTTTTGATTGCAGCAACTGTTTTTTCAAAATATCCAAAAGAAACACGTTTAGATTACGTTAAGAGGTATTATGACGCAATCTCAAAGCACAAAATCAACATTCCAACCCCCATCATGGCAGGAGTGCGAACGCCACTTAGACAATACGCTAGTTGTGTTCTTGTTGATGTTGATGACACCCTCCGTAGTATCGAGTCTAGTGATTCTGCAATTTTTAGGTATGTTGCTCAAAGGGCGGGAATTGGCATCAACGCAGGTAGAATCCGTGGCATCAACAGTAAAATTAGAGGCGGAGAAGTTGCTCACACAGGTGTTATCCCGTTCCTCAAAAAGTTTGAAGCAACTGTCAGATCTTGCACTCAAAATGGCATACGAGGTGGAAGCGCAACGGTCCACTTTCCAATCTGGCACCAAGAAATCGAAGACATTCTAGTATTAAAAAATAACAAAGGAACCGAAGATAATCGTGTTCGTAAGTTAGACTACAGTATCCAAATCAGCAAACTCTTTTATGAACGATTCATCCGCAACGAAGAGATTTCTCTCTTCTCTCCACATTCAGTTCCAGGTCTTTATGATGCTTTTGGTACTGATGGATTTGATGAGTTGTATGTTCGTTATGAACGAGATCAATCTATTCCAAGAAAAACTATCGGTGCTCAAGAACTCTTTTTGGACCTTTTAAAGGAACGTGCAGAAACAGGTCGCATTTATATTATGAATATCGACCACTGTAACTCACATTCATCTTTCTTAGACAAAGTTGAAATGAGTAATCTCTGCCAGGAGATTACACTTCCCACAAAACCAATTCAGCATATTGATGATCCTGATGGTGAAATTGCACTTTGTATTCTTTCTGCTATTAACGTTGGAAAGTTGAAGTCTAATGATGATCTGGAGGCACTGTGCGACCTTTCAGTTCGTTCTTTGGATGAACTGATTGATTTCCAGGGATATCCAGTCAAAGCAGCAGAAATCGCCACCAGAGCGCGTCGATCTCTTGGAATAGGTTATATTGGATTAGCACACTATCTTGCCAAGCACGGGGTAAAATATGAGGAACAAGAAGCATGGAAATTAGTTCACGATCTTACTGAGGCATTCCAATATTATTTAATTAGGGCAACGGTTAATCTTGCTAAAGAAAAAGGTGCATGTGAATATTCACATAGAACCAAATATGCACAGGGTATTCTCCCGATTGATACCTATAAAAAAGATGTTGACGAAATCGTACCTAACGAACTAAAATATGATTGGGAAGATCTTAGAGCACAGGTCAAGCAATATGGAGTGCGGAACTCAACATTGTCCGCACAAATGCCTTCGGAGAGCAGTTCCGTTGTGTCAAATGCAACCAACGGGATTGAACCACCTCGCGGATACCTGTCCGTTAAAAAATCAAAGAAAGGACCTCTCAAGCAGATTGTCCCAGCATATCAACACCTTAAGAATGACTATACGCTTCTTTGGGATATGCCTAGCAATCGTGGGTATATTCATATTGTTGCAGTTATGCAGAAGTTCTTTGATCAAGCGATTTCTGCAAACGGATCTTATAATCCAGAAAATTACCCAAATAATGAAGTTTCAGTAACTGAGATTGCTCAAGATGTTCTAAAATGCTACAAATATGGTGTAAAAACTCTATATTATCACAATACTAATGATATGAAGACTGATGAAGATGAAGAAACAAAATCAGATCTTCAATCACTTCTTAATGAGATTATGAGTTCTGATGAAGATGAATGTGAAAGTTGTAAAATCTGATCAGATTAAATATAACAGTGTGAGTTAGTTTAAAGAAGGAGTTTTATGGATTTTAATTTTAAGACCAGTTCAGAAAAAAAGAATATGATTGAATCAATGACAGTATTCAACTCTCAGGAAGTTGACACTAAAAAACAACCCATGTTTTTTGGACAACCACTAGGAATTCAAAGATATGATTCTTACAAATATCCAATCTTCGACAAATTAACAACTCAACAATTAGGATATTTTTGGAGACCTGAAGAGGTCTCTCTTCAAAAAGACCGTAGTGATTATCAAACACTACGTCCAGAACAAAAGCACATCTTTACAAGTAACCTGAAGTATCAGGTTATGCTCGATTCAGTTCAAGGAAGAGGACCTGGTATGGCATTTGCGCCTTACTGTTCTCTTCCTGAACTGGAAGCGTGTATGAAAGTATGGGAGTTTATGGAAATGATTCACTCCAGATCATACACTTATATTATTAAAAATATTTATTCAGACCCATCTGATGTTTTTGATACGATTCTGAAAGATGATCGTATTCTAGAACGTGCCATGAGTGTTACGCAAGCATACAACGATTTTATCAATAGCGCACATCGTTATGATAATTCTGACGAATGGGTTCACGCTTTGGAAAATGTTCCTTATGCACAAGAGGCAAGATATGAACTCAAACGCAAACTCTTTAGAGCAGTTGCAAATGTTAATATTCTTGAAGGTATTCGCTTTTACGTCAGTTTTGCTTGCAGTTTTGCATTTGGCGAACTCAAGCTTATGGAAGGAAGTGCAAAAATCATCTCATTAATTGCCAGAGATGAGAATCAGCATCTTGTCATCACTCAAAATATTATGAATAAGTGGAAAGAAGGTGATGATCCAGAGATGGCACGTATCAGTAAAGAGGAAGAACATTGGGTCTATAAGACCTTTGAGAGTGCAGTCAATCAAGAAAAACTTTGGGCAGAGTATCTGTTCAAGGACGGTTCTATGATTGGTCTAAATGACAAACTGTTACAGCAGTACGTTGAATGGATTGCAAACCGTAGAATGAAGGCAATTGGTTTGAAACCACTTTATGATATTCCAGCAAAAAACAATCCACTTCCATGGACGGAACATTGGATTTCCTCTAAGGGACTTCAAGTTGCTCCCCAAGAGACGGAAATCGAAAGTTATATTATTGGTGGAATTAAACAAGATGTAAAATCCGATACTTTTTCTGATTTTAAATTATGATATAAGACTGAAGTTGAATTTTATATAAATAATTATAACTCTACTTCAGTTTTAAAATGAATGATTATATTCTTTACTATTACTTAAGGGAGGACTTTTGTTCTCCCTTTTATGTTGGTTATGGAAAACCAAGAAGATTACACGCAAAACATCTTAGAAGTAACGGAGCGAACTTACTTCCACCAAAAGAAAGAAGGTGGATTGTAAAATCTGGGTTATCAAAAGAAGAAGCAATAGAACTTGAGATCAAACATATAGCACTCTGGAAAAGAGAATGTGATGGTGGAGTTTTATTAAATCAAAATCTTGGTGGTGAAGGAAAACCAGGAGGACAAAGAACAAAGGGGTTTAGTGGAAGAAAACATAGTGAAGAAAGTAAAAGGAAAACATCATTAAAAGTTTCTGGTAAAAACAACCCAAAGGCAAAAAAATATATTTTTATTTCTCCAGAAGGTAAAAAATATATTATTGAGGGTGGAGTTAAAAAATTCTGCAAAGAAATAGGAATAACCTATGATTCTGTTCTCGGTAAAAAAAGTAAAAACACAAAAGGATGGACTATAAATGAACCCTAAAATACTCAAAGATGATTCCAATTATGATGAATGGTGCGAACAAGAAATTCTGAACGCCTATAAAGAAGCGGCAGAATGTGATGAATTTCTGTTCGGGGATTATGATTATAAAAAAGAATGGTTAGAGGGTTCTTGAGACCCTCTTTTTTTATAAATAAATTCATAGAAAATAAAAGAAAAAAAATGTCTAGAATTACTGGATCTGATGCTCTCGGTTTGATGGAAGCATATGCTGCTGTTTATGCTCCACAAGAAATCACCGAAGAGCAAGTTTGGGAAGAAGTTGAAGCATGGGTAAATTCACTTGTAGAGGAAGGTTATGACTTGAGTGAGTACACTTGGGAAGATATGTATGAAGAGTATTTGAATGAAGCACCAATTCGCTATTCAACCGGTCCAACCGCTGCCGATCTTCAAAGACAAAGAGCACAAGCATCTACAAGACCTGCACAGAATCTTCGTGGACTTACAGTTGGCCCTGGTGGATTTAATATTAATGGTAGACCAGTTCAATCTGGAATGTCTCCTATTTTCCAGAGACCTGGACAACCGGCACCTACAAGACCTACTGCTGCTCCAGCACCTGCGGCAAGACCATCAACAAGTGCTCCAACTAGATCAGAACCGTTATGGGGAGGCGGTGGATCTCCATCAAGACCAGCACCTGCGTCAAGACCATCAACAAGTGCTCCAACTAGATCAGAACCCTTATGGGGAGGCGGTGGATCTCCATCAAGACCTGCTGCTGCTCCTGCAAGACCATCAACAAGTGCTCCAACTAGATCAGAACCCTTATGGGGAGGCGGTGGATCTCCATCAAGACCTGCTGCTGCTCCTGCAAGACCTTCCATTTCTTCATCGGTTTCAGATCTTCAAGCCATGAGAGCTGCTTCATTAATGAGACAGCAAAATAGATCTTTACCGGGAGTTGCAATTCCTACAGGATCTGATATTCAATCTTTACAGGCAAAGGCTAGAGCATCTGCACCACAATCACTAGGATCTGTTCCGGTACAAAATAGAACTACAACTGCATTTTCTCCATCTATGGGAAATCTTGCGGCAAGACCTACGGCAACTGCTCCTGTTATGGCATCTAGATCTACAACTCCAGCAAGAAGACCAGTCACACCAACTAGAGCACCAATTCTTCAAAGAGCACATTTTGATCCATTCGATATCGTGATGGGTCATCTAATTGATGAAGGTTATGCTGAGAATGAAGAAGCGGCAGCGGTGATTATGGCAAATATGAGTGTGGAGTGGAGAGATGAAATTGTTGAAGAAATACTTGATGAAGCAAATAAAGCAGAGAAGATGCTTGGTTTAACTTCAAGAGAACGTTCAAGAGCAAGAAATCTTAATCAATACACAGATAAACCCATATTTTATAAGAGAACTAAAAGAGGTAGAGGTGACAACAGTGATCCACTTCTAAACAAAGCACACAAAGAAATGTCTGCAAAGAGACAAGCATCTCATAAAGCAGGAAGACATCTTAGAGGTGATACTGGAGAATCTGGTAATGTGGTAAAATCACGTTATCAAGCAAATAAAAATCATGAAAATGGTTATCCATCAATTAGAAGAGTTGATACCTAAAAATAACATATCCAAAAGAAGGGTCTAAACAACCCTCTTTTTTATAAATAACTAAAAAGTAAGAAAGAAACATGAAGTCTTTTAGTCAGTTTTTGCAAGAGTCATATTTGAATGAAGAAGAAGCAAAACAACTTAGATTGTTAACAAAAGATGATAAAGCTAAAGATTTTACAAAATCTGGAACTGGAAAAGGTAGAGTTCCTTTTCCCTCTTATGATCCAGTAAAATCTGGAACTAAGACTGGAGCAACTCCTCCAAATAGACCTGCAAGTGGGTTTGGAGGTCAATCTCCAGGTCAAATGCAAATTCCAGGAACTAATGTTGGTAGACCTGGTGATGCGGCTAGAAATGAAGCAGAAATTGCACAAAGGAAAGCTGCAGAAAGAAAAGCAATTCAATCTTCAGGATCTTCAGGATCTTCAGGATCTTCAGGATCTTCAGGATCTTCAGGATCTTCTGGAGGAAAACCACCAACACGTCCAAAACCAGAAACAAAACCAAAATTAAAAGTTCCATCTGGAGTTGGAAAAGCATTAAAAGTTACTGGTAGAGTTCTTGGACCTGCTGCTGCAGCACTTGATGCTGCTGATGAAGGATCAAAAGGATCTGGATGGGCAAGATCGCTCGCCAAAGGTGCTGTAGTCGCTGCTGGAGGTGCTTTAGGTGGTGCTGCTGGTAGTGCTGCAGGTCCAGTTGGATCAATTGGAGGTGCAACAGCAGGATCAATAGCAGCATCCAAGGCATTTGATGTTGCTGCCGGTGCTAATGCAAAAGAAAGAAAAAGAATGGAAACAGCAAATCGCCAACGTCAGGGAGGATCTGCTATTAAAGGTATTGGCGGACAAACAACCTTTAGTCAGAAAAAACCAGGTGGTCCAGCATTTATGTCAACTGGATCTGGTTCTCAAAGAAGAACTGCCCAACTTGCTAAAACTGGTGTGGTACAAAGAGGTGGGCAATCAGTTGCAGGACACCTTGCATTTAAAGGTGGTAAAGCAGTTTATAAAGCAGGCCCAAGTGCCCAATCACTTGCTAAAACTTCTTCAAATGCATTAGAAAGAATTGGAAGAAGTTTATTTTCTGGTGCTTATGTCAAGCATGATAAGGCAAAAGCACAACAGGCACTTGTAAAAGCAAGAGCAAATGATGCTGCTCGCAATAAAAAACTTGGAGTAGTAAAGGGTAAGTGATTTTTATAAATACCTTTATAAAAAGGTATTAAATTTATAACAATGTCTAGAATTTCGCAAGACTTCATTAATAATATTGGTTATTTGTATGAAGAAATTAATCTTCATCATAATGATTTTCTAAACGAAGACTCTGAATATTATGATCAAGAGGCAACAGAAATAGTAGAAGATATTATTTCTACTATTTCTGTATCGATGATTTATGAGGGATATAGTGCAGAAGGTGTTATTGGATTTCTTGCAGATTCGTCGGAAGAAGAAATTATTGAGAAGTACTTGAGTTTCGATGAGAGTATTCTCACAGAAAGCATAATTTCTGAAGAGTATATTGAAGAACAATTAGAAATTTTAAACGAAGCATTAGGTGCTCTTTTTAGAGTTGGTAAAGCATTAGTTAAGGGTGCAAAATATGCTAAAGGTGCTAAAGGTGCTGCACCTTTAGCAAGAATGGCATCTGGATTAAAAAGTGCAGGAACAGCAACTGAAAGAATTGCAAAGCAAGGACCAAAAGCAAGTTCTATTGTAAGATCTACTTTTTCAAAAGGAGTTCAAAAAGTAAAAGATATTGCTAAAGGTGCAAAAGCAGCATTAACAAGTCCTACTGCAAAGAAAGTGGCATTAGGTGCTGCTGGATTGGGTGCTGTTGGTCTTGCTGGAGGTATTGGTGGATACACGGGAGCAAAATTAGCGGGGGCAGGTTCTGGACAAAAAGACGGTGGTAAATCAACATCATCTGAAACACCATCTTCTACAAAAGATGACTTCTTAAAAGGAAGTTCTCTTGCAAAACTTGGTGGGAAAGAAGGAAGAATTAAAGGTGGTGAATTTAGAACAATGGCATGGTCTCCAGAGTCTAGAGCAAGATATGCTGCTGCTGCAGGTTCTAGATCTTCTGCAGCACCTTCTGGAGGTAGTTCAGGCACCGGAGGTGGCGGCGCTGGTGGTGGTGCAACAACATCTCAAACTGGTGGAAGTGGATCTAGATCGTCTACATCAAGGGCAACACCATCTACACAAACATCAACACCGTCATCTAATACATCAAGAACATCAACCGCCGAACCAGATTATTCTACTTGGGCAAAGGCAAATCCAAGTCTTGCGGCAAAAGTAAAACCTGGTCAAGCAGGTTATGACGTTATTTCTAGCATGAGAGATAAACCAAGTTCATACGAAAAACAAGATCAAACACCAACTCAAGGTTCACCAACTGCACAAATTGATACAAAATCTGTAGAAGCAGACATGAAAGCAGAGCAGGAAAGAATAAAAAAGAAAATGGAACAACAAAAGAGTGATACTACAACTACTAAAGAATCATACGAACCTTATGATATTCTTTTAGATTATTTGATTGGAAGAGGACACGCTGATACGATCGAAGAGGCAAACTATATTATGTTGGAAATGGATGAATATGCTATTGGACTGGTTATGGAAGAATATGAAAAATATTTAATTGCTGAAGAAGTTTCGGAATGGGTAGATGGTCTTTTAGAAGAAGGGTATGATCTCTCTGAGTACACTTGGGATGATATTATCGAGTATTATGTAAATGAAGCAAGAGAAGATGAAGGATTAACACCACTCCAAAAAATTAGAAAAAGAAATAAATCATATGCTATTCCCGGTGAATCAGCAGGCCAACAAACTTCAAATCGTAGAGCAGAACGTTCATCACGAAGAGGTGTTAAAAAATCAAAAGGAGAAAAAAGTGCTTTTGGAACCATGAGACATGTTGGTGGTCCATATAAGTAACTTAAGAAGATTATAACATAAGTTCAGGGGGGTTGACAAGACCCCCTTTTTATTGCTAGACTAGGTTTGTCGCCTTTGAAGATGAGGCTTTAGCTAAGTTTAGAAGACTTAAGAACCACACCATAAATTCTTTCAGATTCACTCATATAAAAGGTTCCACCAATATTCGTATTATAATACTCTTCATTCATTAATACATTACGATTAAATTGTTCATAAGTTTCATAATAACTCATAGATTTCTTATGAGGACAGAGATAAAGTATTTCACGAAGAAACTTATCCTGTCCTAAAATTTTAATGTCTTCATGTAATTCATCACAAGAACCAAAGTAGTTTCTCCAATCAGATTCTTCTGTTTTTCTTCTTCCTGTTTTTTTATTTTTTTGTCTAGTCCAGAAGTGTTTTTTACCAATATATTTTTTATCATTTACTAAGTTTGTAATTAAGTAAACAAATCCTTCCATTCCTTTAGGGACTTCATCAAGTTCTTCACCGTTGTACTGCCATTTCATAAGAGTCTTTTATCGGTATTTATGATTGACTCCTCGGAGAGATGTGATAGACTTCTAAGAGTTCATCAAATTTCTAAATATTATGGAAACACTAGTGGAAACTCTTCGTCATTCACATAATTGGGCAATTGATCGTATTCATCTTTTGTGCGAAAAATATGAAGATGAAAATGCCTATGCGATTCAATCTGAATTTAGTGAATGGTTGAATCCTAATATTCCAGAACATGATGTATTTTCATTAGAGTACATAGGAGAAAACACATGAGAATCGATCTTCATAACTTTTTTAAACATTTTGATGAAAATAATCCAAAACATGTTGAGGCAGTAGAAAAACTTGAAAAAATACTCGTAGTAAAGGCACCAGAAGAACTTGATGATACTTCTGATTGGGTTAAGACGTTTAGAGTAAAACCATCTATTGCCGGTGTTTTGAATGTTCCTTTTTATCCGCAAACTGATAATTATAGGGATGCACAAAGAACTTGTAATTCTTCGGCATGTGCGATGTGCCTAGAGTATTTTAAACCGGGCACTCTTCAGGGAGCAAAAGGCGATGATGCCTATGTTAGAAAAGTATTTGCTGTTGGTGATACAACGGATCATACCGTTCAGACAAAAGTTCTATCATCTTATGGTGTTTCTTCACGCTTCAGTTACAATCTTGGGTTTGCTGATCTTGATCGTGAGCTTGCCGCTGGGAGACCTGTTGTTATCGGGATCTATCATAGGGGTACTTTATCTGCACCTTCTGGTGGGCACATGCTTGTAGTCATTGGTAAGAAAGGTGAAGATTATATTGTTAATGATCCTTATGGTTCTTTAAATGATGGTTATACCGGATCAGTATCGAATGGTAAGGGTGCCGTCTATAAGAAATCTGATCTGACTTATCGTTGGTTGGAAAAAGGTAAAGATAAGACCGGATGGGGACGAATCTTTGATACAAAAAAGTAGATCGTCCCACTACATCATCATATAGTAGTGGGGTAGAATTAATCAAAGAATTTGAAAGTTGTCATTTAAATGCCTATCCGGATCCAAGAACTAATAGAGAACCCATCACAATAGGATGGGGAAGTACAAAAGATTTTGACGGATCTCCTTTCAAAATGGGTAGAGTTATTACTCAAAAATATGCCGATTCTTTATTTGAGTTTGATTTAAAACATAGATTTTTACCGGTGCTTCAAAAAATTCCATATTGGAATGAAATGAATGAGAATCAACGAGGGGCACTTCTTTCCTTTGCCTATAACTTAGGTGCTCACTTTTATGGTAGTTCAAACTTCAATACAATAACCAAAGTTCTTAAAAATAAAGAATGGGATAAGGTTCCCGATGCAATGTATCTCTATCATAATCCGGGAACAAATGTAGAAGGGGGATTAATAAGAAGAAGAATTGCCGAGGGAAATTTATGGAAAAGATTATGAATAAGGATTTGCGATACCTTCATTCAACATTCTTTCATTTACCGTAACAGAATCTCCGATCAGATAAAGAACTCCAAGCATTCTTCCGTATTTGTCTTCTTTTGTTGTTTGAATGATCCACTCTCCTTCACGGGAGAGTTCTTTTTTTAACCATTCTTTTGCCTCAAGACCTTTTGCTTTTTCTTCAATATTTAAAGTTCTTGTTTCTGCGGCGTTAATATCTTTAAGACGAATTCTTTGTTTTGTCGTGATACTAAATCCTAAATCTATTTCAAGATCAATAGTATCACCATCAATGATTCGGTTGATCCTTTTTATCTTGTACTGATACATCTTGCATTTCCTCGTATGCCATATTAAGTATGTAGTAAATAACGAAAGCAGTTCCGATTAATCCTATCCATAGGAGTATAAGTACAGACCAAACTATACCAGTCATTTTTTTTCTTGTGCGTGAATCCAGGTTTTAAGTTCGTGAAGATATTCTCTTAACATATCCGCTTTTTTTAAATGCCAAATATCACCACTCTTGAAGTATTCCTGAGTATGATTATCTATTGCTTTTAGAATATTATGTATCGGAGCATTCCAAGGTGCTCGTTCATCAGTATTCCATTCTCTTGGCATACATCACTTTTTTTTACCTCCATTTTTTGCTTTTTTAGCAGTCGCATTTCCTTGATTTTGCTTTGATGGTCCTTTCTTGGACTTTTTATTTGGTGATTTGGACATTTAGAGGTTCCATAACAATTTATTTATATGTGCCACCTTGAAAACCGAACACTTGACAAAATCTAAATAATCACTTATTATGAAAAATCTCTTAGAAGAGATCCCTGTTATGAGCGGGGTTTTATATTATGAGATCTTGAATGAAATTAGAGCCGTGGAGATTGCCCCTTGAGAAGGGGGATGTGTCCTTTCTCTATACGGATGTAGAGTTCAATTTAATTAAATGCTTTTAAAAACAATTTCAATTTTTGCCATTTTTACCGCAGGATTTGTACCACTTAATGCAAATGCCACAACAAGGTGCTCTCTTGCGTCACATTATGGTATTGGTGATGGGTATCATGGACAAACTGCCGCAAATGGAGAGATTTATAATGCATATGGAATGACTGCGGCACATAAATCTCTTCCTTTTGGGACTAGACTAAGGGTTACTAATCAAGATAATGGTAGATCTGTTGTAGTGAGAATTAATGACAGAGGCCCATATATTGCCGGAAGATCCCTTGATTTGTCTTATGGTGCATTTTCCTCTATTGCATCTCCAGGACAAGGAGTTGCTAGAGTTTGTTATAGTGCGGCATAAATTGATGTTAACATGATAAATATGGGAGAGTATTCAAACTCTCCCTTTTTTTATATGTCAATTAAAGATATACCAAATAATGAAAAGGACATTATAGATATTGCAGCTAAAACTGGATATTTAAAAGTAGAAACTGAAATTGGTGAAGTTAAACTTAATTCATATAATGAGATTGAAATTCAACCCAAGGGAACTCCTTTCGGGGCAAAAGTTAAAGTTGAAGAAAATGGATCTGTTACTCCCACATTAACTTTTGATACTAAAAAACTTAGAGATCCAAAAAAAAATATTGATCCCGAAAGTATTGTGGATGATGCTCTTAAAGACTTTTGGGAGACTTAAATGTTTAAAATTTTTGAATTAAAAGGAGGAAAGGTATCATTTTTGCCTTCTTTAGATCCTAAACATTTTAAAGGATTTTTTATCAGTTCAGTTATTATATTAATTGTGATTGGATTATCTTCACTGTTTAAAATTGATGAAAAAGATGTTTGGAAATTTTATAATCTTTTAATTCAACAATTTGGACTTAAACAACAGATACCAAATATAGATAGAAAACAAGAACTAGATTCTAGAGTTGAAATAGAAGTTGATAATGCACTTCGTAATGTGGAATCCGAATATAATCGTATTATTATAGAAGCAGACAAAAAATATAAACCAATATATATTGATGAGATTAATGATGAGACTTTGTGTTATTCTGATGAATGTAAGGCACTTGCTCCACCTATGAGACTTTGTGCTCCTTGGGTTGAAGACTGCATTTCAAAAGATGATAAATAAGTTATCTTTATTTTGTTTTTTGGAGGATTATTATGTCAACATCACAAGAACTACTTGATGCGATTGAAGCATGGAAAGTAGAAGACGAAAAATTCAACAATGGTAATGCTTCTGCAGGTACTCGTGCCCGCAAGGCACTTCAGGAAATCGCTAAACTAGTCAAGACTCGTAGGATCGAGATTACTGAAGAAAAGAACGCTCGCAAGGAAGTAAAAGCAACGGCTTGACACCTGGGCGTCGATACCCTATAATACTCTCATAGGCAGCGGGGATCCAAACTTCGCGTAAGACCTGCCCCTCCCATGCCTCTCAACGATGCACAAACAGAGAGGGTTCTTTATGGGCTAGTAACTCAGTGGAACAGAGTAACGCTCTTCTAAAGCGTGAGTCGTTGGTTCGAATCCAACCTAGCCCGTTGGAGTATTATACTCCATATATAAAAGTGATAGAGGGTAAGTCCCTGTTATATCCTTATGAGATATATCACACTTACTCCATCAAATCGTAGGAAGTGCAACACCTCTCTCTGGTTAAGACTGGGTGATGTGAAAGGTGATTCTGCCCGCACATAGAAATCCCTCCTACCATCACTTGACAATCCAAACCAACTCTGGTATGATTGTCTTATGTTAAAGGGTATGATATTATAAATAAATGTATCATACCTTAAAGCAAAATGCCATATAAAAGTAAGGAAGACTACAAAAACTGGGAAAAAGGATATCGAAATGGATATCGCCAAAGACCGGAAGTAAAACAAAAGTTATCCGAACAGAGTAAATTGCGACGAGAACGAAATAAAAATTTTGTTCTTGAAAAAATGACTCCCTGTATTTCATGTGGCGAAAGCGATCCTGTCGTTATTGATTTTCATCACTTAGATGGATCACAAAAAGATAAAGGCATATCGCAAATGATGAATAGTAGTTATTCATTAAATAAAATTGAAGAAGAGATAAGCAAATGCGTTTGTTTATGTTCTAATTGTCATCGTAAAGTTCATGCTGGAACTTTAGAATTGCGGGTGTAGTTTAGAGGTAAAATTCCTGCCTTCCAAGCAGTGGTCACGGGTTCAATTCCCGTCACCCGCTCTTGACTTTTTTCCAAAAAAGTCTTATAAATAAAACATACTTGTTAAACAAAAATGACTCGCTTATCGCAAAAACCCCAATTTACATATCCACTCGGTAATATGTCCGATTGGAATCTTTGTGTGCATATTGCGAGTGAGTCCCCTTCTGCTCTTATGGAAGAATAAAAATCTTCAACCATAAAAGCAAAAGGGGAGAGAAACCAAAAGTTTCCTCCCCTTTTTTGTTGGTTGTGACAGTTTCACAAGTGTCCACCAATCTCCCCCCAGAGACCAAACGGTGGTATTCTAATCAAGTGGTCGAGAGAGACCACGCAGAACATCGACAACTTAATATTTATCCTATATTATCTGGGTCGTTGGCAGATCGGTTTATGCACCCGGCTTTTAACCGGTAGAGAGAGGTTCAACTCCTCTACGACCCATTAGATGATTCAGCAATTTCTTACTTTCTTTTGGGTAGAAAAAACAATCATCTAGTTTTGGGAGAGTGGCTACTGTTGGCAATATGTGTAGTCCGTGTCTGTAAAACACGTACATAGGAACCATCGGGGGTTCGATTCCCTCCTCTCCCACTTGACAGCATATATAGTGTTGTCTATAACGGAATGTAGCTCAGTTTGGTAGAGCCCTGGTTTTGGGAACCAGTTGTCGCAGGTTCGAATCCTGTCATTCCGACTTGAGAATGGTCCACACATTCTCCATTGATGCGGTTCGACTATACCGCTTTAACAAAATGGTCGCCAAATGGGGTCTTAGCTCAGTTGGTAGAGCGCCTGCTTTGCAAGCAGGATGTCAGGGGTTCGAGTCCCCTATTCTCCATTGGTACTTTATGTACCATAGAAGGAAAAAGATCATGGTTCGAATCCAGATCCAGCACTAATGGAGCCCGTCAGGGGCATTCCCTAACCATGGGTTGCGGGGTAGTTTAAGTGGACTAAAAACAGTTTCCTTCTAATTGCGGATTTAGTTCAGTGGTAGAACGCAACCTTGCCAAGGTTGATGTCATCGGTTCAAATCCGATATTCCGCTCCATGGCCCATTCGTCTAGTGGTCTAGGACACATGCCTGTCTAGTATGTTACAGGAGTTCGAATCTCCTATGGGTCGTCGTCCCTATACTTTGTCAGTTTTGTATGTGGGCAGTATTGACAAACTGATAGAAATATCATAGTATTATAATCTTCTTATATAAGATGTATAATTAAATAATGATATTTCTTATGGAGAGGCAATCCGATTGGCGACGGAAGCGGTCTTGAAAACCGTAGAGTGTAAAAGCCTTGGGGGTTCGACTCCCCCTCTCTCCGTTGGGTTGAGCATCAAGTAAAGACTGAGCAAGACAGAAGATGTTTGAGACTCTCAGTTACCCATATGGTCCTGTCGTCTAATGGTTAGGACGCTGCCCTTTCAAGGCGGAAACGAGGGTTCAAATCCCTTCGGGACTTTTCATTTTGGTTCGTTTCCCATATAAATAAAACTATACGGGAGTTGAACTTAAATGAAAAACAAACATCATATCATTCCAAGATATATGGGTGGTAGCGATTCTCCAGAAAATTTAGTTGAAGTAACTTTGACACAACACGCTATGTTTCATTATTGTAACTGGCGTCTTTGGGGAAATAAAGAAGATGAGATTGCTTGGAAAGCTCTTTCGGGGCAAATCTCCATAGAAGATGTTATCCTTGAATCAAGAAGACTTGGTGGGCGCAATAGTCATATCAAGCATCCTGAAATGAGACATAAAAATCTCAAAAGAACAGGAAATCCTCACACACTATGGAGAGGTACTCCAGTTGAAAGAAGAGAAGAAATTTCTAAAAAAGTTCAAAAAACAAAAGGCACTGAAATTAAGTGTGTTAATAATTTAACTGGAGAAATTAATTCTTTTCCTTCATTAAAATCTGCTAGAAGTTATTACCAAATTGGTATGACTACTATTAGAAAATTGTATTCTGGAGAAATAAATTCTTATAATGGAATTTCTGTAATTAAATCTTAAACGATGGGATATAGCATAACGGAAATGCAGCTGGCTGTTAACCAGTGTCGGAAGACAATGTAGGTTCGAATCCTACTATCCCAGTTGCCTACATAAGGCATAACAACGGGGTGTAAGTCAGAGGTAGACGGCTTGCTTTGGGAGCAAGAAGGCAGAGGTTCGATCCCTCTCACCCCGACTTTGGGGACATAGCTCCAATTGGTAGAGCACACGCCTGAAGAGCGTGGTGTTATCGGTTCAAATCCGATTGTTCCCACTTGCCCTTGCCGTTGGTACGGTAACATAGGGTTCAACTTGATAAAGTAGTTTTAGATAGGTGTGTTGAACCCACACTGATAAGAACCTCCCTCGTAAGGAAGTCTTCTTGTACAAAACATCGAGTCTATGAAGAGTGGGATCATTCCCCACCGAGGGTACACAAAGGAATGTAGCTCAGTGGTAGAGCACTCGGCTGATAACCGAGCGGTCACGAGTTCAAATCTCGTCATTCCTATTGAAACCGTAGCACAAGTGGTAGTGTTGCTGGCATTATAGTCGGCGGTTGCAGGTTCAAGTCCTGTCGGTTTCACTTTGGTATATTGTGTGAAGTGTGATATAATATAAATACTTATACTCACACAGTATACCATATATGGAAAACAGGAAACCAAACACAAAATGTTGCGTATGCGAGACTCCAATTTATAGGAGACCAAGTAATCTAAAAAAGACTAATGGTAAAGCATATTGCGGTCAAGATTGTTATGGAATTTCCTGTAGAAAAACAAAACCTTGTGTTGTTTGTGGGAAAGAAATTTTAGCATCGAAACACTCAAAGACTTGTTCTAAAGAATGTTTTGATTCTTATTTGAAATCTTCTAATAGAAACTTTTCTCTTGGAAGAAAACCTGGAACTTCTACCAAATGGGGAACTCGTTCTTTCAGAAAAAGAATTCTAGAAGAAAGGGGCAACTGTTGTGAAGTTTGTGGTTATGACAAAATCCCAGTTTTGACTATTCATCATATAGTTGAAAGATACTTAGGTGGTGATGATTCTAATTCAAATCTTTTAGTTTTGTGTAGAAATTGTCACGGAGAAGTACATACTGGAATACTAAACAAAACAAGTGAAAGTTTTTCAAAATTACTTGAGGAAAATGCAGCTAAGTGGTCTTAGCATCCGCCTGCTAAGCGGACTGTCAGTAAAATGGCAAAGGTTCGACTCCTTCATTTTCCGCCTTGGAGAGTTGTCCGAGTGGATTATGGTGAGATCTTGGAAAGGTCTTGGGCGTAAAAACCCCAGAGGTTCGAATCCTCTACTCTCCGTTTTGGCAGTATAGTTCAGTGGTAGAACAGAAGATTCATACCCTTCTCGTCGGTGGTTCAATTCCACCTACTGTCATGTGTAGGTAGCATAAATGGTTAATGCACCTGATTGTGAATCAGGTTTATGCGGGTTCAAGTCCCGTCCTACACCCCGCCCGATTAGCTCAGTGGTCTAGAGCAATTGTCTAGTAAACAATAGGTCGTCAGTTCAAATCTGACATTGGGCTTCGGGTTCCAGTCGCCAAGTGGATTTAAGGCAAGAGATTGCAAATCTCTCATTCGTCGGTTCAAATCCGACCTGGAACTCTCATTGGGGAATCGTCTAATGGCAGGACACCGCCCTTTGAAGGCGTTTATCTAGGTTCGAGTCCTAGTTCCCCAGCCAGTCCGTGTAGCGCAATTGGTAGGAGGCACTATCTTGAGGGGGTAGACAGTGCGGGTTCAAATCCCGCCACGGACATTGCCAGTTTCCGAACTGGCACATCACTCTTGACCTTCGGGGCAATCGGTGGTATTCTAAGCAAGTGATTGAGGGCGTGTAGCGCAATCGGTAGGAGGCAACACCCTTAGAAGGTGTACAGTGGAGGTTCGAATCCTCTCACGCCCATTACTCATAATTATGATAAATAGTTATGAGTTATTTACAAGTTAATATGCCTAGAAAAAGAAAAACATCTGCGGATTGTAAGTTGATACGAGAATATCAACGAAATTGGTTAAATGAAAAACTTAAAAATGATCCCGAGTACAAAGAAAGACATTATGAAAATCGAAGAAATCGAGCAAAACAAAACAGAGAAAATTTAACTTCTTTGAAAGAAAGTAGTTCTTGTTCTTGCTGCGGCGAGTATCATCCATCATGTTGCATGGATTACCACCATTTAGATCCTAATATTAAGGAAAAAGGTGTAGCTCAAATGATACAAGGAAATTCTTGGAAAAAAATTCAAGAAGAAATTTCTAAATGTGTTTTGGTTTGTTCTAATTGCCATCGAAAAATACACGAAGGTTTAATTACGCTCATTTAGCCATCTGGTGAAGGCAGCGTTCTCATAAAGCGCCGTAGGAAGAGTTCGATTCTCTCAATGAGCACTTGACAATCTGAAGGTTCTACCTTACGATTGTCTCATACATGTCCGAGTAGCGCAATCGGCAGGAGGCAACAGACTTAAAATCTGTACAGTGCGGGTTCGAATCCCGCCTCGGACATATGCTGGTGTAGCGCAACGGTAGGAGGCAACCGACTCAAAATCGGTACAGTGTGGGTTCGAATCCCTCCACCAGCATTCCATCGGCAGATGGAAAGGCGAATTTAGGTGATGCATCACTTATAGGAGCCTGGAACGATTATCAATGGTTCGATTCCCTTCGCTCTGGTGAGGTGATAAAAGTTCCTTAATTTTTTGTTGGGTTGGTCTAATGGTAAGATGCAGGTCTCCAAAACCTTGCGATGGGAGTTCAAATCTCTCACCCTTCGCCACATGCCCTGGTAACTCAGTGGAAGAGTGCTTCGCTACGAACGAAGAAGACGGGGGTTCAAATCCCTCTCAGGGTGCCATTACAATCTAAATACGGTAGGTGCAAAAGAATCATGGAATTAGTAGAACCACATTCAACAATATTGGTTCTGAACAGTTCTTATGAACCATTACATTTTACAAACTGGAAACGTGCAATTGTTCTTCTCTTCAAAGAGAAAGCAAAATTGATTACTAAACGTGTCATTCGTTTAGTCAGTTATGTGAAAATTCCTTTCACTCGTGGTAAAGACTCTTATCCTACAAGAGCACTTATCTATAAACGAGATGATCATGAATGTCAATATTGTGGATCTAAAAAAGATTTGACGATTGACCATGTGATTCCACGATCTAGAGGTGGACAAGATACCTGGGAAAACCTTGTTGCTTGTTGCTATAAATGTAATTTGAAGAAAGGAAATCATCTTCTCTCCGAAACAAATATGACTTTGAAGAAAACTCCAGAAGCACCTTTCAACCGTGTTTATTTGGATCTTCAAAAAAGTCGGGTTTCTGAATGGAGAGAGTATGTAATTGGTTGAGGACGGTTTCGGAACTGTCATAAGGTAGTTGACAAAACATCCTATATACCCTATAGTATAAAGGTAATCGGGGGTTTCACCTTAAACCCCTCAACAACGTGGGGAAGTGTAACGGTTGCACAGAAGTCTCATAAGCTTCAGGAAGGAGGTTCAATTCCTCCCCCCGCCATTGGAAATCTATCGATTTCCATATAAAAAAGTGATAGAGGGTAAGTCACCGTTATATCCTTATGAGGTATATCGAACTTAATCTATCATGCCTTGGGTAGTCTAGTGGTCAGGACAGGCAGACAATGCACTTGGAGTTCGGGTTCGATTCCCGACCTGAGGAAAAAATTGGGAGGTTAACTCAGCGGTAGAGTTCTTGCCTTACAAGCAAGCAGTCACTGGTTCGAATCCAGTACTTCCCATTGCGTCCTTGGACGCACAATAAGATGAGGCAGCAATCTTACACGCACTAAACGTTTAATTTAGCCAGCCAAAAACTCATCTTGTCTAAAGTTGATTCAGCAGAACAATGTCTCCAACATCTTCTGTGAAATCGACAATTCACAATCAACTTGGAGAAAACATCATGACTTTCATTACTGCTCTCGAAACTCAAATGAACGACACCGTGACCGCAAACGGTGCAAAATCTTATAAGTCCACGCTGAACAAGTGTCTGGATTTGTTTGGAAAAATTGGTGCTTGCCGTAACAATGTCAATCAGGCACAAAAACTGTTCGCCCATGCGTATGC